GTGGGAAAATCTGATAACTTCGATAAAAGATTGCGAGATTGCTGCTCGTATCCGCACTTCGAAGGGTCGCACCGTGGTTTCTCAGCTAGTTGCCATGGAACAGTTTATCGGGGATGCGCGATCCGGTATACTAGAAAATGAATACGGTAGCTTTTTGTCTAACCCGTTCACTGGTGAGGAGACATTCACGTTCACAATTGCACAATACGAGTCATATTGTGCAATCACTGAGTTTGATCTAGAACAATCTGACGGTAGCTACAAGCCACACCGAATGACAACAGCAGGAGCGGCCATCTATAATGCCTGCATAAAGGCTACACTCTCCTCAGAGGAATCGGTACGTACTGCCAAAGCTTGGGTTCAAGCTCACCCCGTATTGCCTCCAGGGTGTATTCATACGGCCAATACATACTCAGGCGGTGGATGGAATTCCAAGAAGCAGCAATATTCGGGCAACGGTCCAGCGATCGCAATATTCAAAGCGGGACTGATAGCAAAGTGCGTAGCACGTGAAGCTACAAAAGCTGAGCAAACACTTGCTAATAACACTTGCCGCATGACTTCCAAGGCTTGGAATTCAAATCCTCAGACTATCGTAAAAATTACACTAACAACCCGTCCAAAGGATAGTTAGACGCACCGATCAAGCCCGATCGGTCCTATGATCGATCGGGCTTGATCTGATCTGTTTTATTGCAACTATTCAACAACAACAAACCAGGAAAAATCAAAATGAACCCGATAATTGAAATCATCTATATGTGTTTAGTTAGCTACGGATTAGCCGGAGGGGCGCTGTCTATCCCTCTTATGATTATTGGTGATATGCTACCGAATGATAGTCGTGTAGCTGCGGCCATTTGGATGTTTAACCTGAGCACTCTGAGTGCATTGTGTGCTCTGGTGCCAGTTCTATTTATCGGTCTCGCGATATCCTAAACAACAACAACAACAAACCAGGAAAAATCAATGTTACCATTCCATAATACTAGGTCTGATACATGGCAAAACGACGCGAATACCCAGCGTTTGCTTCGTATTCTATTAGAGAATTCTCCGCGTATGGTGGGGCTGTTTGAGGTAAATGAGAACGGGTTCATCGACGATAGCGGAGCTTTCTATATCGGGCAGCTAATGCCCCTTCATGCTAGTGAGGAGCTTTCCCATATTCGTAACAGGCGTATAGATCTCGGAGCAATCGGAGGTGATCGTTACGTGTTCATGTTGGTCGAAATTAATCAACTTGAGCGCCTTCCCAGATCCATTTTGATCCAACAACAACATAAGGGGCAATCATGACATATATCCCACCGTTTCATGAGCCGGTAGCCGAGGAGCAATCCTATTTTCTACACTTGCGCGTGGTTAAGGCGATTGAAATGTTTCCTGCCTTAAGTATGGCGATCAAGTCGCACGATCGAGATCAAGTTCATAAATTGATCCGATCGATCCGTTCAGAGCTATTGGAACTCCTGAACGGATCGATCGGTCTACAAGTCGGTGAGATCTCCTGCATGCGATATTTCAGCGCTGCCGCTGAACCCTTGACGCAAGTAATTGACGGGAGATGTCTTATTATGCGCAGGCGTTTTCCTGTGTTGCTGTTTGATCGGTACGTTGCCAAGTCGCGATCAATTGTGGAGAGACTAAGGCGAGATTTGGAAACGATAGGACTATCCGAGCACGATCTAGGACTTATGGTAAACGGACACAAACAATGCGAGTACGACATCGATCGCTATCCCGACTATAACCGACTCTAGACCAGCCCAACAACGCACCTAAACCCGTTAGACTAACCTCTAGCGGGTTTTTTTATGTTTGGGCCTATTTGTAACTGCTCAGACTGGTGTATGTGAACCGGTTAGACGATTTAACCCGCTTCATGTTATTCGGATTCAGAACAGATCGCTGACAGGTGCCTTTATTGACCAGCAAAGCGCGATCCTGTGGTACTGCTCAGGTGCGATCTGCTCAGCTTGTGTCGATCGGTCTCAGCGATCGTTTGCTCTATAGCTAACTAGGTCACCTAGTGAAACGCGTTCTAGTTTCTCCGGAGAAACGTGTTCTAGCTCAGATCAAATTCACCGGAGAAACTTGTTCTAGTTTGTCGGATTCTTGATCTGATCTGAGCCATGGTTTCAGATCAAATTCTCGACACCTACTCAGACGATTTACATAGCTATCTCAGAGGTCAATGATCATGAGATACACCCCGATCCAATGGTGATCTGGTTTGCAGAATTGAATAATCAAATACAGTTAGCCTATCCTGGAGTATGTAACTCACTAATTGGCTGGTGTCGTGAGGGATTGTGATGGATGTGAGGTACTACCGGCCTCCCTGATAAGGTAGTTAGAAAGTAAGTTTTCGAGCAGTTGCATAGTAATCTGTCTGTACACCTGTCTAAGCAACACTGATTTATCAAGCTTCTAACGTGGCTATCAAATTCGCATTCGACACAGATCTAATAGTGGAGGATCTAACTGGACAATTGGATGATCAGAGATCGTGCCAAGCTATAATCTAAACTGGTCATATCAAAACTATCGGCTTAGGAACTCGATGATCCAAGGTTGCAGAGTCGGACTATCAAGCATGACTGATCAAGTCGCTGATAGTGGAGTATCAAAGCGGACAACTGAACTATCAAGCTTGTAAGCGAACTAATCAATGCTTCGGACGATAATCGGGTTTTCACCTATGTAATCTAATGCCCCACTTCTCATTATATCCCCCGCCGGTAATCAAGGTTCAAAGCCCGTTTTAATCGATTGTGGCCTACATCCGACAATTTTTTCATCAAATTTTTCAACTATGCAAATCTGAATTTTTTTTCTATGCAAAATTTCAGGGTCATCACTCACTAATCCAGTTTCTAAGCCTAAAGGTTTGTACTGTATCGGATGATTTGCATCTATGCAAGTTGCAGAGTTATCTATGCAAAGTGGTAGTTTAAGTATGCAAAATCAAAAGTTTAAGTATGCAAACGTATTTTGCTATGCAATTGACTGTATCTCATGTTTTTGTTTTGAAAAGTTCTTTTTGGCTCGGTGTTTTTTGTTAAAACCGTAAGAACTGGGCTAATTTTGATTAATAATTCGGTTTTATAGCCTAAAGACGTCAATTACTTAAAGTAATTTCTAGATCGTCTCCATAATCGGGGTTTAAAGGGGATAATTTTTTACACCTTATATATTATATATATACTACTACGTAGTAGTAGTATTAGGCTAGCTGCGCTAGCCTTATACAAACTGATCGTTTGTCTTGTTTGGCAACAAGTTATTTCTGCCCCTGATGGGGCTATTCGCCTAACATGCCTGTCATTTGTCGCTTCGCTCCAAACGGTTATCAATCCGCTGGGTTGATAACGGCGTTTTTCTTTCCCTTCGGGGGGCAGAGCCAAGCGAAGTTATTTAATAATACAATAATTATACTATTAGCTTTTTTGGCTTTTGCTTGTGGGTGTGTCGTCAGTTTTGGTATGTTATAGTCTTGAGCTACTGGGGGATTTACTGGATGAGTTTAGGTGGTCATACGGGGAATACGTATGTTGGGTCATCTGGTGACTGTGTGTATTTTCATTAGTGTTTGTGTGGGATGTTATTTAGCGGTTGAGTGTGTTCTTCGGATTCTCTACTGGTCATTATTTGGGGGTAATTGGTACAGATGAGTCGTCTAGAGACATCATTAGGGATGGATGAGTCTGTTGAGACGATTCATCGACCTGGTTGGTTATGCAATCGTTTGGTTCAGGGTGATTGTTTACGCGAGTTGCGTCGAGTGCCGGACAATTCTATCCAATTGGTGCTTTGTGATTTGCCTTATGGCACAACAGCTAACGATTGGGATTCTGTAATCTCGTTGCCTATTTTATGGACTCATTACCGTCGTATTTTGAAGCCTGGGGGTGTAGTTGCGTTAACGGGTCAGGGTCCATTTACGGCCAGGTTAATTTTGAGTAATGAGTCGTGGTTCAAGTATAAAATGGTGTGGGTAAAGTCGAAGGCTACGAATTTTTTAAATGCGAAGCGTCAGCCGTTGCGCAAGCATGAGGACGTGGTAATTTTTTATGGTTCACGTCCTGTGTACAATGTATTGAAGCAGCCGGGAGATCCGTATGACAAGGGTATTCGCAAGAATCAGCTAACTGGTTCTTATGGTGAGTTTAATCCGAGTCATTGTCGTTCTGACGGTGGTCGTTATCCGACAGACGTGGTTTATTTTAAGTCATCGGAGTCTGAGGGAACGGTTTACCATCCGACTCAGAAGCCAGTGCAGTTGGGTCGTTATTTGGTACGTATGTTTTCTAATCCAGGAGACGTGGTGTTAGACAACTCGTTTGGTTCTGGTTCTTTTCTAGTTTCTGCTTTACTTGAAGGTCGTAATTTTTACGGGATTGAATTAAATGATGAGTCGTTTCAATTTTGTTCAAAGCGGACAAGTTGGTTTGACATAGCGCGGAAACGCTTAAAAGAGGCGTGGAAAAGCTTAGATAGTGTCCATCGGGGTTGGATTACGCGAGTTGGTGAACTACGAGGCCCTGTAGCGCCCGTTAAGGCCCCTACAGCGAGCCCGGCTCCTGAACCTAGCCCTTGACACCTTTATTCGATTTAAACGTCCTCTAGGGGTGTGCTACAGCACGCTTTTCGTGTCATCTTCTTAATGCGGCGTATGTTGCGACGAGGATGAGTAGGATAGGCAGAATGAGTTGTAGGTCTAGTGGGTTTATGAGTTCGAGGTATTGTTGAGCAGAGTACTGAGGATATTTTTGGTACATTTCACTATGTAGTTTTTGGTAGGGTGTAGGAGTTGCAGTGTGTAGAGTATTTTGTTTTCGTTAGTATTTACAATTTCGAATGTTGGTAATTTTTGAGAGTGGTCTGGGATGAGTAGGAAGTGGCAGCCGATGAAGTGGAGGGGTATGGTTGAGTACTTAGTATTGGTGGGTGCGTTTTTCATATGTATGGTACTGTGTTTAATCTTAATACACGGAATTAGTTAGATGGAATTAGATGTAAAAGATCCTAAGACGATATTATTAGGAGCGATGGCGTTAGCTGCTGTGAGTGCTGGCGGCAGTTTATTGGGTTTAACGATAGAGCCTCAGAGTGTAACTGATCTTCGAGTTGAGAAGGGTCATTTGGAGGGTCGTTTATTGTTATTAGAGGGTATAGTGGAGGATTGCGAGTCTATTTTATCTGAGGCCCGGTCACGTCATTTAAGTAAGGAGGAGTGATGTTTCGTTTTGGTTATAAGATAGGTATTTTGCTAATTGTATTGTTAGTGGCGGGTATTTTCTATTTATCCTTAGCTTCTGGTCAGGAGTTATCTGCTGTTGATCTTGTGGTGTTAGATCCTGAGTTAGAGTCATGTCGAGCAGCTTTAGAGGAGTGTAGGAATCCGAAGTTAGACGACGGTGGATATTTGGAGGAGTTAGACGCGTTACAGCAGCGGATACAGACGATGCAGTCAGTGCCTGTTGAGCCGGTGTTGGAGTCTAAGTCTGAGTAGTTATTGGGGGAGTGATGTCTGAGGCAGAGAAAGACTTATACATGCGAATTGGCAAGTTAGAGGATGGTATTTCGGACATTAAGGTTGAGGGTGCTCGGACCTACAAAGATCTGATTAACCATCACGAGATGGACAAGATCAACTCTGCTTATGTGAAGGTGGCTTTGGAGGAGCTTAAGGAGGCGACTAGAGACCCGTTAGCGGACAAGGGTATGTTTGGTCGTTGGTTAGCTGATGTATTGACCCCTCAGACGATCGCCATTATTTTAGCTATTTTGGGTGCTGTAGTGGGTGCGAAGTTGTGAGTGGCCCCGCGCACCGCATTCGAGGTCGGTCGAACAGTTGAGGCCGATGGCGGGGTCAAGATCTTTATATCACAGGTGTTGAGAATAGAGTATCGAGTGTTTCTGTCTTGTTGGTTCTCCTGTTGAAGCTCTTGACGGCTTTTTTTTGTGTTGCGCAATAGTGCCCGCTAAGCGTTCCGCCTGGTCCTGGGACTAATTGCCACCAGGTGACGTATTCGTCGAGGCGTTTTGCCAGCACTATGAATCCTGTCCCTGATTTGCATGGGGCACGCTTTATCAGTTGTGCGCCATTTTCCAATCGCATGATTTCTCCTAGTTTAGTAGTATGAGCAGACGAGTTCTTTGATCATTTCGTCTATTTCGGTGTCTTTTCTATGGAATTTAAGTATGTTGAGCATTTTCTCATTGGTGCCGATGTCTCGGCTAAACCCTGTGGGGCTATTCTTATCTTGAACGAATAGTTGTTTAGGGAAGGCATGAGCGGCGACCCACATATCTCCAGCGAGTTCATAGATTTGTTGAAGAGTTTTCATATCTGTGTTTTTGGAGATTAGGTTAGGTTCATGGAACATGAGGTTAAGTGCGTGTTTAGCTTGTAGTGTATTGGGTCCGTCTGGTGAGTCTCCGAAGAGGAAACCGTGAATGAAGTAGAGTATGTCTATTTCTTGGAATAGTGCTGTGTTTGGTTTATGTGCATATCCAGAGAAGCCGAATACGAATGCGTTGCAGTCGGGCCTTTGTTTATGAAGTTGTTGGAAGAGTTCATTTCCTGCTGATTGTCCGCCTTGGCTGTCTTCGTAACCAATTTCGAGTAGCAGCATAGCTGGTTGTGAAATTTCATCTTTACTGTTGAGGTCGAACAGTTTTACGTGTTTGTTGTTTTTGACAAGTTCGAGCATGGCTTGTTCTTGCTGATTGGGGTCTGGGTCGATGTTTCCCATTATTCCTCCGTTTCCAGTGGTATGGTTTCTAAGTGTAGTGCAATTGGGTTAAGGTCTTTTCCGTCGTTAATTATTTCGAAGACTTTAAGAATATAGGTAGCTTGGGCGTTCAGGAGGTCATCGACTTGGAATTTCTTTTCTCTATAGAGTTTGAGTTCTGTTTTGGCTGCTTCGGTGGCTTTTTCGATTGTTTCTGCTGCTGCCCAGGTTCTGCTAATTCCGGTAGAGTCTGAGCAGGTGGCGAGGAATCGTTGTCTAGTCGTTGTTTGTGTCATCTTGTTTTCCTTGGCTTAGTTCTTCTGTGTTTATGAAGAAGATTTTTCCCATAGGGAAGATGTTATCGAGAAGAAAGATCATGTCTCTGATGTTTGATTTTTCTTTACGGTGTTCTGGCACTTGTGAGAGTTGTTTAATAGCGACGGCGAGTGCTTGTCCGACGATGTATTGTCCTCTGACGGTATTGAGGAAGTGTGTTGCTGTTTTGTAGATTTCTGGGTCTGGGTGGTCATTGAGTGCATTTAGTGTTTGTGTAGTTTGTTCATCCGTTTTCATGTTGTTTCCCTTTAATGGCGATAGCTTTGTTGATGTTTTTGATTTTTTCAACAAGGTTGATTCTGGCGTTATCTCTCGCTTCTTTGCCTTGTTCACCGAATTGTTTATCGAGTAGTTCGAGTTGTTTAAGAAGTCTTGTGTTGTGTCTAAGGATGCTTGCTAGTCCTTCCCTTGTGAGGGTGTCAGCGAATTGTTGTGGTGTCATGTGTTCCTTTTTCTGAGTATAGTTTTGGTGGGATTTGTAGTTTTGGTTTTAGTAGTATCTGTATGTTTTTGGCGCCAGCCGTGTAGTTGTCCTCCGCATCCGATCAGTCTTCCGTCTGTTCTGTTGTGGTCTGTGTGTTGTTCAGCCGCCGACGAACAGACAACTTAGTTACAAGGGCAGCAAGTGCAGTTGCGCCCACATAATGAAAGTCTCGCAGATCAACCGGAGCCCCAAGATCTGCCTCAAGCTTAACGAGCGCTTCGCCCAAGAGTGTTTCAAGCTCATTATTTAACTGTGAGGTAATTGGCGCCCATGCGTCATTATCTTCAAACAATCGTTTAGTCATTAGTATTGTTTCCATTTTTAAAGAGGGGTGTGTCTTTGAACCTGTTGAGTGGTCCTTTTGCGAGTTGGTTGATCTCTTCTTCCCATTTCCAGGGTTTTTCTAGGACATGGAGTATAAGTTCTATGCTTTCTCCTTTATTGGCAAGTATTCGAATGTAATTAAGTAATTTTCTTGAGATGTAATAATCGTCTTTCATTTGGTTTCCTGTTTACTGAGGTTGTGTGGGATCATTTGTAGTCGCCAGCCCATTCTGTTGAGGTTGGAGTCGCATGTCATCTTGGTGGCAATGCAGCCAATCTCGACGCCTTCTCCTTCTGGAAGTAGCAGCTTTTTAAATTCTTGGAATTCGTCCGGGTAGAAGAGTGGGAATTGCTTGTTACTGACATATGCGTGCGTGGAGTCGTTTTGGAGACATTCTAATACGCAGCGTGCAACCTCGACAACGGCGGCGTCTAGGGGCCGTAGGTCGCCAAAGCCAAAGGCTTCCGCGAGATGTGGGGGGTGCAGGTCAAAGCCTAGCTTGTAGCGCTGATTTGGCAGAGGGTCTGGGAAGTCGTTTTCTGTTTCCCAGTTATAGTATGGTGTTGTTTCTTCAGTGATTCTGCATTCGAGATCATATTTTTCTAAGAATGCTAGGTATTGGTAGGCTATTTTTCTTAGATTCATCGTTCACCTCCGAGTAGGTGAAGAAGTGCTTGGTGGTGTTGATCTATCCAGTAGACCACGAGGATACTGATAAGTAGTACAAGGTTTCCTTTTGAGTAGAGGAGCAGTTTGTACCAGGGGATTGTTTTCTGATTTTTTGTTGGTGTTTCTTTTCCCCAATATTTCCGTTCTCGATTAAGTATTCGAAATTGGTTATCTAAATAATTAGATATTTGTTTAATGAGGTTACGTTGTTTAGTTACTGAGATGTTTTGCGGCTTTGCCACGTTTACTAGCTGTATATATTGCATGATATTTCCAGGTTTGATTTTAAACAGCGTCGTTGCTGCTCACTCTCTAGGTGCAGAAGCGGCGTTCATCTGACCGTGCTGGGGAAAGTTTTTAGGTATGCGCTTTGAACCTGGATTATTCGGCGCATTTTTAGAGGGGCGGTGGGGCTGGGAGTGATGCGGTCTCGTTGGCCCTTTGGTTAGGTTAGTGTACTGTATGTTTATAGGGGGTGTATTTGTTAGTATCGGAGTGGCATTGGCGGCTAATCTGGCGTCCGCGCTTTGGTCGTTGGAGTTTACTTTGCAGGGTTCTTCGTCGGTCTAACGAGGAGGTCGTCGGCACCGCACTTCATCTCCGTAAGGGGCGGGTTGATCTCCTGCCCCCTGGTGTAGTGCGTTCTTTTCCTAGTGACTAAGTAGAGGAGTCCGTCTTTTTTCCCAATTCTCCGTTTTGTCCCGAGGATTTGTTCATTTTGCGATGGTTTAAGCACCCATCGTTTTGCTTGTCCGTGCGGCACATATTTAAAGGGTACTGGTTGTTTTGGTCTATTATCTCTTTCTTCTTTCTTTTGTTTTTCTTCTTCTTGTTGATCTAGGTATTGAATTTGTTTGACCCAGGTTCTGAGTCCTCCTTCATCGAGTCTAATGGTATTATTGCGTTTTGAGTTCCTAGATCCTCTTTCTTTCTTTTTTCGTTTCTTCCTAACTTTTCGTTCAACTACAATGATTTCGCTATTGAGTGCTGCGAGCGCATTAGCTGCCATGACTTCGAATTCCCAGGCTTCAAACTCATTATCTTTAAGTTCAACTAATAGCTCTGGTGCTTTTTTGTGATATGACTTGGACTTGGCTGGTGTCAGCGGCATTGGGATATTAATGCTTGACGCGAAAGCATTATGTTCTGGTACGAGTTTGTTCCAAGCGTGAACAACCTTATGTTTTACCATCCCGTGCAAGATGATGGATTCATCGAATGGTATCCCTATCGACTTAACGGCGGTATAGAGTTGATTTCTATATCCTGGTAAGATTTCCACCTCGGGCTCTACGCTTTGGAATTGGTGTCCTCTTAGGTCTTGTTCAATCTCAGTTTTATTGTTCACCTTCACATCTTGCCAAGTAAACATGACTGTTTTTCCATAGAAGGGATGTCCTGGAAGTGGTAGGTCTCCCCATCGAATCAGGCTTTTCCCTTTCTTGGCTCGGCTTCGGTGTACCTGCTGTAGTGCCCTCATTGATTTGATTGTGATTTCGACTACTTGCGTGCCTGTTTTAAGCCAGTCTGCCAGGACTTGTAAGTTTCTGACTTTTTCGTGTAAGCTTCTCGCTTCCGCTTCACTGACATCGAGTTTTAGGTTTGCGGCTTTATGTTCTTGTATAAAGTCCATCTTTTGTATGACGAGCCAAGCGATGATTTTAGCGGCGTGCGCTATGCTTCCTTCTGCGAAAGATCTGAGAGCATGTATAAGTGCGAAGTCTACGACATACTCATCACTTAGAGGATCTGGTATTGTCGCGAGCCATACTGCCATATCTTTGTTTATTGTATCCCATGGGTGTTTGGGGTCATAGAACGAGCTTTTGAGAAGTTCATTAAAGACGTGATCGGGGCTATGCTCTCCTGCTATCATTAGTGACGAAGCTACGATTAGGAACTTCTGCACTTGTTCCCAGCTAATGAAGTGGTGCTTCATCTCTTGCATGAGTGAAGTTCCAAAGGCTCCGATATGAAGTAATTTTGCTGTTGGTTGTAGTGATGGGTTTCTTTCTTGTTTCTCAACTAGATCTAAAACTTCTGCAACAATTTTTGGGATTGCTTCCGTGAGGTCGTATGCGCTGCGCAATAGTTCTGCGTACTGTTTGGTCCCACGCTGCGTTGTTTTCATCTGTTCGAGGTAGGTGTCTATTATGATCCAGTGATTGCCTTTCATTACTTTTGCCTGTTGTGTTAGATCCCCAGCTTCTCTATGACTAAGTTTATGTATTCGTTGTCCACAAATGGATGATGCAGTCCAGAGAGCGTGTAATCTCCCTGGATGCCTTCCACTTTTGTAGATAGCCATTGATTGATATATTTAATGAATGGTAGCGGGAGATCTTCTGACGACAGTATGTTTTCATTTATAGCTTCGAGCAGGACTCGTTCAATTCCCCAGAAGTGATAATCAAGTGCTCCGTTATAGAAGACGTTGTTATTGGTGAACAGTTCGATATCGGAGATGACCTCATCGCCAAGGCAGGTTGGATAGATATCGACATAGAGGAAATCGAATTCATACCCTTGGCATGTTTCCCTGCCGTCACCGTGTATGATTTCGAGTTTATTGAAGCCTTCCCTATTACTAAACGAGTTCGTGAAGAAGCTAATGATTCTCTCATCTTTCTCGAACACGGTAAGTTTAGTAACTGAGGGTTTGGCGATTGTTCTGAGTGCGTAGTGTCCGAGCCCCAGCCCGACTGTTCCGACGTTTCCATTTGAGTATAGGATTGGGAGGTGTTGTGACTGGCACTCCATCCTAGTAAGGCTCATCCATAGCACTCCGTCTATTCGGAGCACCGGCACGAGCAAATCCCCTATAGCGAAGTGTCTATTTAGGTAATCATCGAGCACTCCCATGGGGGCTCCGCTGGTGAGTACAATTCCGTCTTGGTCATAGGCTTTGAGATTGTAGAAGTCTGCTTCTTCTCTGACGTATTGATTTGTAAATGGATTTCTATCTGCCCATTCTTTGTTATCCATTGAAAGCTCGGTAGTTGAAGGTTTATTTAGTGTCCGGCGAAAACTTAAAGACTCATGTTCCCTCTACTTTGTACAGCGGTATATGATCCCAGAATCGGCACCGGATTAAGTGCTCTTTGACTATTGGCAGATTTGATATCTTGTTCCACAGAAGCGTGCAGTCGTCCTCTACAGCGCCGTAGAAAGCCCTGGCGTCCCCGCTTCGGAATACAGCAGCAATACCGACTATCAGAGCGGCTTGATCGGTAGACCATCCGCTGAACTTGTGATCTCCGGCTATCAGTAGCTTACAGAAGCGTCTCACAAAGGTTTCTTTCTGCTCTCTGGACTCCAGGCTCCGCAACTGCTGCATGACTATGCTTGGCTCACATTCCATTAGGACATTGATATAGACATCTCTCGCTGTAGGTGCCTTGTTCATGATTTCAACCTCTTCTAATTTCTGTTTGTCTGAGTCCATTGGTTCAACAATCACTTCAGTGCCCCTGAAGCCTAATGCGGATTCTTCGGTATCCATCGCCACAAGTGATTCTGAATAATTTGCAGATCATTTGATTACTTCCACAGGTATTTGTGGGCGTTCTGCTTCCTCCGATGGCTTGCCTTTGACTAGTTGCTCAACTAATTCAGTCAACTGCCTGACCTCTTTACGGAGGCACCCCACCTCTTCATAAACATTATCTAGGAACCACGAGTGGTCCTTAACAAGATCATACAACCTCTTGCCATCGGGAGGGTTTCGAACTGCGGCTTCTATCTGGTAGATGAAGCGAAACTCTAGGGGGATTTCATTCGGATCTGACATCTTCAGCCCCCCATAGGTTCTCAGCGACGTCATCTTCTTCAGTTTCAGTACAGACCTCGACGCACTCCCAGTGGGGTATACGTGGCACTCCTGTTACGCTGGTGTGTGTCCACTCCCAATAGTAAATCCGTACCATCTTATTGTTGAGCCTGGTTGTAAGCTTTACTGTGGTGCCAGTCTCATGTGGGTTGATGTGAATGGCTCTAATATCGGTTATATCTGTATACTTCTTGAGCATCTCAAAGAGTATATGTAGTAGCATTAGTTCTCCTGTGGTTGTGTTTTAAACGATGCGTAGGAGAGGTCGCTTCCATCAGCTTCCCTCACGATGCCTACGCTCACCGGCATGATTTTGGGCCCTCCACAATGGAACTGCACGCTCCGGCTGACTGAGGGGTACGGCCTTCATGCGAGGTTGCAGGATAGTCAGCCGTCATGAGATTAAAGGCCCTCCTCGGGCTCGTAGGCGTTTGGGTCGAGGGGTACGGGCTCTAGACCCTTCGAAGTGCGGTGGATGCGGTTCCAGGCCCCGTGGCACCCTCTACAGATCGGCTCGCGTTGGCCGTCTACTCGGATCGATGGAACGCGGTCTGGATTGAATGCGATAGGTCGCTGACAACCGGCGCATTCACCGAATGCGATGATGTGGGGCATTGTCTATCTCCTGCTGTGTGATAGAGTGTTACACAGTATATATACGTATTCGGTTACGAATTGACGACAGGGGGTGATATGGGTGGTTACGAGGTGGTTTACTGTGATCCGCCCTGGTCGTACACACACAATACCTACTCGGCTCGCGACAATGATGGTATCAAGTCCATAAGCTTGAGTCATGTTACAGATAAGTATCCAACGCTCAGCTTGGTTGAGATGATGTGTTGGGATTTGGAATCTATTTTAGCTGATGATGCTTTGATATTTATGTGGGCCACTGGTCCTGTATTGGAGGAGTCCTTTCCTCTCATGAATTCGTGGGGCTTTTCGTTTATGACGGTTGGGTTTGTCTGGGAAAAGGTAAAGGTGAACCCTGGCTATTACACAATGAGCAGTTGCGAATACGTGTTAATTGGAAAGCGTGGCACCATTCCTCAGCCGAGGGGGAGCAGGTCTGTTAGACAGTTTCATCAGGAGTTGTCTACACGTCACAGTGCAAAGCCTGATGAGATTCGCGAACGGATCGAAGAGATGTTTCCAACTCAGAAAAGGCTAGAGATGTTTTGCCGAACGCCAAAAGAGGGTTGGGACATATTCGGAAACGAGGTAGATAGCAGCATAGTCATCCCGAAGCGAAGCCGATTAGAGGTGAAGCGCCTTGGGAGTGTCATGTGGAGGAAGTGGGCATGAGTGTTGATGATATGCGTAATCGTTTAAAGATAAACCGGAATCCAATTCAGCGTCCTGGTGTAGATCACTGTCTCCGCACGACAGTTTTTGGTGGTCCTGATGCGTCTCGCGATGTTCGTCTTTATCTTGACAAGGCGAGCTTGAGGCACATGCTGGAGATTGCATCTAAGTCTTCTTTGGAGATGGCTGTTATTAATATGGCTGGTCTAGAGATTTCTGTCTACCAGGCTGAATCTGGACATACTTATGAGGTGTGGAAGATTGTGGGATTGGCCCCTAAGCCGCTAAGTTTTAGTTTTTAGGGGTGATATATGGATGTTAATAACTATCATTATTTAATGAGTTCTTTAACGACTCAGTTTCCTTTATTTCGTTTAGCTCTTTCTACTCATCAAAATACTCGCGGCAAGCCTATTTCGTTTGCTGACAAGCCGTATTTGATTGAGCTTTATACTGAGCTTCCCAAGTTGCCCGGTGCTGATATCCGTAAGGCAGTTCAGACTGGTTTATCAGAATTGTTTATACAGCTTATTTTAGAGCGTGCAGGCTGGGCGGGTAAAATTACAGCTTACGTCTTGCCTACATTTACAATTAGAGATCGATTTGTCCAGAACCGAGTGAACCCGTTACTGGCTTCTATCCCTGCTTATAAGATGCGAGCTACATCGGACGGCAAGGGAGGTCAGGGAAACCTTAAGCTGAAGCGTTTTGGCAAGGGCGCGATGATGTTTTTGGGCTCTAATACTGTAGCGGATTTTATTGAATTCTCTGCTGATGTTTTAGTTATTGACGAGTTTGATCAGTGTGATCCTGAGAATCTAGCTAAGGCTCGCGACCGATTAAGGGCTTCTGAGTACCCGCAGATGTTTCGTTTAGGGAACCCAACGTTGCCGCGCACGGGGATTAGTCGTCTCTATGAGCAAAGCGATCAGCGGATTTGGATGAGTCGCTGCAACCACTGTAATCATTGGCAGCCGATTGATTGGTTTGCTAATATTATTCATCGCAATGATACGGGCGATTGGGCTTTGCGTGACAAAGAGCGGATTGGTTCTAATTTAGATGCTCGACCTATGTGCGTTAAATGCAATCAGCCTTTTGATCGTGGCGTGAAGCATGGGGCGTGGGTTGCGCGTCGTCCTTCAGTAGATTGGCGAGGCTACACGGTTAGCCGTCTTGATTGTTTAACTGAAAACTATAAGAATTTATTTATGGAATGGATGAGCGGTCAGGGTCAATCTGAGATGCTGTCTACGTTTTACACATCTGTCTTAGGAATTCCGTATGAGCATAGTGGGTCACGATTATCAATGGAGGCTTTAAACAACGCATCTGTTGGTGCAGAACTCGATTATGGTGGTGGTGATGCGTATGCTAATGAGGTGGTCACATTAGGCATTGATGTTGGTGCAGTATTGAACTGTTCGCTAAGTGTGATGCGAAAGCGTGAAGACGGGACTTTATTACGTGATGCTCGCTATATTGGGGCAGTGCGGACGTTTCGTGAAGTGTCCGACATAATTCGTCGTTATCATGTTGATTGCTGCATAATCGACTCAATGCCTGAAACGCGCAAGGCTCAAGAGCTTCGTGATGAGTTTTTGAGTAGTGGATCTTGTCAGGTTTGGCTGTGTAGATTTCATCCGACCCAACGTGTTGGTCAGCAACTTTACGGTCTAAAGATGAATTTCAGGGAACGAGTAATTACTGTAGATCGTACACAGGTGTTTGATGCCACATTTGACGATATTAAGCACGGAAGGCGTCGTTTCCCATCTGACATTCAAACAGTTTTCGGGTGGTCTGCTCAGATGCGTGCCAGCGTTCGTGTGTTGAATGAGGGGAAGGGGCGTATCATTTGGACAGAAGGCAGGAACCCGGATCATTATCGTTTAGCTGGAATTTACGACCGCATTGCGTATGATGTTATGGAATACGGTGGTGGATATTTTGCTGCCTAGAGCGGTCAGCGAAGATGGACGAGTGGCAAGATTACTGGTTAAGGATGGAGTCCCGTTCTTCAATTTTGGAGAGGGAGTGTCTTCAGAATATTCATCAGCTAGCAGAGTGGGCGGTTGAGAATACTCGCGGGGATGTGGTGACGTGCAGTCCTGGCAATGCGACGAGCGCGTTAGTCATCGGAAATGCAATTCGCGCAAAGTGCCCTAAGTACTGGTTTTATGATACCAGGAATAATTTTAATTACTACATTCCTGATTCTGATTATGGCGCTTATGTGTATTCCAAACTGCATAGTTGTGACCCTGACAAGATGGTTGATCTATTCAATTCATTAAACTTAGGCTTGCCTATATTCAGTAGTGTCTTGAACAGTTTTAATATGGAGATTGAGATTCCCAAATCAATTTCATTTCTGCATATTAATGCAAGCCTTAATGTGTTGGTAAAGCGATGTTTAGATCTCTTCTATGATAATGTTGAAGAGGGCGGAATAATCGTTTTAGATGATTTTGGCTGGTGGGAAGGATCTCGCCGCGCTTTTTACAGTTTTTGTTTTAGTCATGGCGAGTATCCGTTGTTGGAGAGGTGTGGATGTAGCCAAGTGTATTGGATAAAGGGTCGCACTCATAATCGCATTAGTGGTTATAAAATATTGTAACCGCTATGATACTCTGAGTGCTGAAGGGGAAAGAGATGGCAAAGGTCATTGGAACGGGTACTACATTAGTACAGAAGGAAAGACCTGTAGTTGGCGGATGGCTCTCTGCGCCATCTGTTCGTAAGCGAAAGGGTTTAATTCCAACTTCTTCAATTAGCTCCACTACCGAAGTCAGTGTGAATGAAGTTCGCCCTAGCTCTATCCTATCAAATGCAGAGCTATGGTCAGTTTATCGTCGCACCCCAGATGTGCGTGCTGCCGTTGATTCAATTGTCCGGCGGGTGGCTACATTTGATTGGACGGTAGAGCCAACCGTGGATGCAACAAGCGATTTATATCTACAGGCTCTAGATATTGCTAATCGTACAAAAAGATTCCTGTCAGCCCCAAATAAGAATGGTGAGACATGGCAGGAGTTAATGACTGCTGCCCTTACAGACTTATTAGTATTTGATGCTGGTGCTATAGAAGTTGTTTTTGATTCTAAGAAAGAGCTTAAAGAATTAGTTGCTTTACCTGGAACTACAATTCGTCCTGTACTTAACGAACATGGAAGGCTGTTGAAGTATGTTCAGGATATGGGGGACGGCGGCCTCGGGGGAGCATATCTACGTCAAACCACTAATGGCTCTCCCCCAACCTTCAAGCCTGACGAGCTTGTCATGCTGCAAATGTTTACCAATACTCAGTCTGGTGGATACGGTAATCCATTAATCGAATCATTGGTTAATGAAGTTGTGACGTTGCTTCGTGGTTCTGAGCACATCATGCTTGCGTATGATGCGGATGAGATTCCTCCTGGGATTTTGGTATTGGCTGGTTTGGCTGGTAATGCTGCTCGTGAGGCTCGTGCAGATCTCCAGAACATGCGAGGGCAGGACCATAAGATCCGCGTACTGACAACTCCAGATCCGGCTGGTGCTGGTGCTAAGTGGGTTGAGCTAAGGCACACTCCTAAAGATTTAGAATTCGAGAGCATTATGCAACAGATCCGCCGTACTGTATGGCGCGTGTTTGGTGTAATGCCTGTTGAGATGGGGGCCTCGGACGCCCTGCCTCGCTCCACTGCACAGATTCAGTTGGACGTGTCCACTTCTCATTTAGTTACTCCTATTCTGGAATTGCTACAAGCAAAGATCAACGCTCGAATTATCCCCTTAGTCGTTGGCGATGCAGACCTAACAAAGCTCGTCTCATTTAAGTTCGATCGAACAGCCCACCCAACAGCGGAAGATGCTCAGTATTTGTCTCAACGCTATCAGCGTTTAGTCGGAATTGGCGTAATGACACGGAACGAGGTCAGAAAAGAGATTGGTCTTCTGCCGATTCTGAATGGTGATGTTCCTACTGTAGACACGGCTCAGGGTCCGGTCCCGCTGGACATCTTGGTTAAAGAGGGTCCAGTTGGCGCATTAACCATTGAAGAGCCTTCAGTAGAAGATGAAATTACATCGAATGTTAGCCAGCAAGATATTGAGGACATTGGTGACGAGGCTCCTGGCGAAGTGGCATTGTCTAATCGATCGGAGCCATCCTATTTTGGTTATTTGCCAAGTGAATGGCAACCCGAAGGATTCTTTTCTAAGTATCGGACAATAGAACTAGAGCGCCTTGGCTTTGCAGTTGCTCAGTACGCAAAGTTTGTTCAGCCGTATTGGAGAGAGGCGCGAGACGAGCTTGTCTCTTCTTTATCTGCTAACTATAAGGATGGAAAAATCTCTGATGAGGCGGCTGCTAATCTCAGGAATGACGTAGGCAGAGCCGTCGATAAGCTAGCTACAAAGTGGGGCGTGGCGACATACCCGCTTTACCTGGAGGCAGCAAAGATCGCTCATGAATCAGCTTCCAGGTATGTAGATGGAACGATTGAGATTGATTACGAGTTACTATCTAAGACATTTAACAATAATGCCATGTTTTACCTGACAAATGCTGAGGGGCTGTTGGGTGTAATGAAAACAAAAATGGTTATGTTTATTGATGCTTTAGTTGCTGATGGTCCTGTAATACGAACTAATCCAAAAACTCCACAGATTAGTGCTCCTAAAGACGTTGAGCCTGGGATGTCGATAGAAGAAATGCTCGAACGCGCAATACATGCGTGGGATTCTCAGGAGAACCGAATTGAAAATTGGTCAGGAAAACTTGTTGAGCTATCAAATATTGTAGCTGTATCCAGTTTGTCTTCTGCTGTGCCTTTTACACAAGTTGGCGGCGGCGATGAATGGTATTACGAGTGGGTTGAAGTGGGCGATAACCGCACTTGTTCGACATGTAGATCTGAAGGCGCGATGGGATTCCGTGCTCTGAGTCAGATCAAGATTCACCCTGGTGGTGGTACTGTATGCGGCGCACGTTGTCGTTGTGTGCTTGTTTTCTGGAAAAAGAGCGAGGTAGACTCTGGAGTTGCTGAGATTCTGGGGCCTGCTGAGGATGAGTAGCGCTCTAATTATTTTAGTGGAATTCTTTGGATGTATAAATTATCAATTACAGGTTATTATCTTGACGTATGAAGTATAATTGGGCTACCGTTTAATTGGTAATTCTATTAGATTTCATTTTAAGGATGACTTCATGAATGAAAAATCTAGTGACGTTGTGTCTGCATTTTCAGATATTAAGAGCATCAAGCCGGAAATTTGCGAATCTTCTGGTAAGCGCTATCGTGTAATCAATTGTCGTGAAGAGTTCACTTTGCCTTTGTCTATGAGAAAGTCAACTGTGTTACCTGAAGTAAAAGTTGATGTGGATGCGACGGATGCTCCTGCTGTGGCGGGTGCTCCAAGTCGTCTTGTTGAGGGTTTGGCTAGTTCTACATCTGTAGACGCTTACGGCACAGAGATGAGTCGTGAGGCGCTTTTCAAGATGAGAGATCAGTTTGAACGAGGAGTCCCATTACTTCCTCGTCATAATAATGGTCTCAGTGGTTCAGTGGAGTGGGACCAGGTAATTGGTCGTACCATCCGTGCTGATGTTGAGCGCTCTAATGTTGCTAGGGCTGCGGAAGGCGGTGATCAACAATATGTATTACGAGTTACTTCATCTCTTTATGATGATGACGACACATCCCGTAAACTGTTAAATCGTTTAGCTGCTGGCCAATCAATTGGTCAATCAATTGGCGGATGGTTTATGCAGGTTCGTGTAATAAGTAATGATGAAGATGAGATTGAGCGTGTCATTGTAGATGACGTGGAGTTAGATCATTTGGCAATTACTCGCGCCCCAGCCAACCCTGACTCAAGTGGTCTTTACGCTTTGCTCAGTAGACTTGATGCTGGAATTAAGAAAGCTGAATCCGATTCAGATAAATCAGATCGCCATATTGTTTCTGTGGCCGACAACAATGAAACTGTTACTGTGGTATACAAGAAGCTAGATTCTGAAGATAATGATAATGATGAAGAGTACGGCACAAACATGTTGAGCACTGATGACGAATCACTAGAGGTTCGCGAGGTTACGAAATTCTCGGACCTACCGCTTGCGCCTGAAAATGATCGGTGGGGATGGAACACTGAGTCTCAGAATGAGATTCTTGGTCCTGATGGGGATAATTGGGATACATATAAAAAGGCGCATTTGTGGTTTGATCCCAAAGACGCTGATTCAAAATCTGGTTACAAACTTCCTATTGCCAGGATGTATGGTCCAGAGTTACGAGTTGTTTTCCGGGCTGTTAGTGCAGCCATGGCAGCGCTAAATGGAGCCCGTGGCGGCGTTGACATCCCTGATGCAGATCGCAAAGGTGTGTATAATCATTTAGTGCGTTATTATAAAGAGTTTGATAAAGAGCCCCCTGACCTTAAATCAAAAGCTGAGGCGGATGAATTGAGTAAGGTAAACGAATTTGTGGAAAGTTCTAACTTAGAGGACCAGCCTTCTGTAGAAGAAGTGGTGGATCTCAGTTCTGAAGTTTCCCAACCCGAATCTTGTACTGAAACACAAGATAATCAAGTAGAACTGGCTTCGGTTGACGCTCAAAGAAGCGCAATACCGGCCAACCCGGTAATAAACTCACATGAGGTAAATGAAATGACTGATTCTGATTTTAATAAGATTCAGGAACTTTTGTCAGCATCTGTTGGTGGGTTGGCCGAGCGGGTTAAGGATTTGGAAGCGAAGCTTTCTGCCCCAGCACCCGTTGAGCCTGCTCCAGCACCAGTTGATGACGGGGTGAATGAGAAACTAGAGCGCCGCTTGGCTCAGGCTGAGTCCATGCTTGCTAAAATTGCGGAAAACCCTGTACGTCGAGGACTTGCTAACACAGCATCTCTCCGCGCCGGACCTGGTGCAACTAGCGAGCTAGACGGCATGATCACTCGTGCTCGTGAAGGTGGTTCGTGTCCATCGCTTTGCGCTATTATGGAACGTCATAAGGATGTTCTTGCTGAAGAAAATGGAGTAAGTAAAGTTACTTCTAGTCAGCTTCGTGATCTTCTTGCTGCTGGCCTTCGTGCTGCGGCCAATGATGGTCTAATCGGTAACTCTGGCCTAACCGCTAGCTGGGAATAAGGGGCTCTAAAATGACTATGAATCCAAACTGGATGGGCGCATCAGATCCCCGTCGCCGCGAAGCAATTGAGCGTGCATTGAACGTTACCAATGTTGGTTCTGTATTAATGCAGTCTTACATTAACCGAGTTGTTCAACAGCTTAGCGTTCGAGAATTTGGCGCATGGGCTACCCTGGACCATCGAACTGGCTCCGGCCTTGCTGCATATATTAACCAGCGCACCCCAGGTGCAGCCGGTGGCGTATGGGTGGCAGACACGGCGGCAGCTACAGCAGAACAGGGGACGTATGCTCAGGTAACATTCCCGTATAAGACTTTGCTGACGCAAGGTGCTGTTACTCGTAAGGCTCAGGCTGTTGGCGCATCTTATGGTGACTTGCTTGCAACCTCTATCGCTGGAAAGAGTGAGGACTTTGCCGCTAAGATGGAATCTTCCCTCATCAATGGTGACACTAATGCAACTCCTGCTGAGATCAATGGTCTTCTAACGCAGATCGATCAGGTAGGTGGACAGGTTATCGCCAATACCAGCGCGGCTGCTGGTGATGATCTAACTCTTGCCCAACTTGATGCAGCTATTGACGCTGTTCGAGGCAGCGCTTCACGGTCGGACGTTGTGATTTACGGCTCATTCCTTGGAATGCGTAAACTCAATGCCGCACTTCAGGCGCAGCAGCAGTTTTCCAATATGACGGAAATTGCGGCTGGCTTCAGAGTTCGTACATACGATGGAATCCCAATGGTTACTACCACTGGCATTAACGATGACATGGTTTGGAGCGGAACTGCTATCACGGCTACCACCGGTGCAGGTGCAGGCGTTGAGACGACTGCTCTCATTGTCGTTAATAAGCGAGACTGCTGGATTGAGGAGCTTACCCCTCTCACCGTCATGCCGCTTGCTAAGACTACGAGCCAAACAGAGTCTTTCGAAATGTTCTGGGACGGAGCGCTGGTTCTTGGTAATACTAAGGGCGCGTCAATTCTCGGTGGTCTAAGCATCGTTTAGGCTGACAATCTTAAGAACATCAGCCCTCGGAGCACTTTAGGTTGCGCCGGGGGCTTTTTCTTTTTATGATATAGTGCAAAGGGAGGAACGACGTATGCCTGCTGCTTTGACCGAAATTCCAGTTAATTATCGTTTTGTATTACGACGGTATGATCGCGCTCCAGAGATCCCCATGATCTTTGCCACTTATGCGGAAACAACGTATAGCCGAAACCTTAATCTAGAAGGCACCCCGGCTCCTACGATTTTCCTAAAGACTATACCTGCTAAAGAACGTGCGCTAAAGCTTGGATGGGTGGACGTTACTAAGGAGTTCAACCTTGAACACTCGCTACCGGAAACTGTAGTGGAAACGGTAACGGAAATCGTTGAACCAAAAGTCCGTGCTCGGCGCGGTAGACCTAAGAAAAAATAGACTATGCCAACATTTACAACCCGTCATCGTGTCCGATCACTCCTTGGCCTTGCCAGTGGTGTCACTGTTCATGATGAACTAATCGATGTTCTTGTAGATGTTGCAGATCAAATGGTATTCGATGAGATTGATTTGCCAGCCGCAAGCGGTGGCCGAGTAACTGCATTTGATGAATATATTGATATAGATCGTTACGGCGTCAATGAGTTCGCAATTACTAATATGCCATTAGTAAGTGTCGTGGCAATTACTACTGGTGGAACCAGCGGCACGCTTTTGGATTCCGATAATTATTATTCTACAGCCTGGGGCCAAGTGCGTTTAACTAACAATGAATCTTATTTTCCGGTTGGTCGCCGTAAAGTATGGATTACATATAAGGCTGGATTTGTTAATATCCCACCTGACCTTTCTCACGCAGCCACGATCATAGCAGTTCATCATTTTAATGAAGGGCCACACGTCGGTTTTCAAAGTGAACGATTATCCACTTATAACTATAAACTCGCGAATTTAGGCAATGGTATGACAATGCCGCCAATTGCTCAGCGCATCTTGTATAAATACCGCAGGGCTTTTGCCCGGCCATAGGAGTCATTGTGACACAACTAAGAAAACGCAAAAGGCCAGGCGACCGCCTAACGGTTCATACTCCCAGCGAAATCGTACACTGTCATCTAGTAGACAATTTTATGGTGGCATCGTGCAAGTCTTCATCAGCCGTTCGAGCACTAAAGCGAAAAGGGTTTAAGGTTTTTGAAGGCGCCCCCGCGTCAAAGCCAAAGAAGGCAGCCGCTAAATCAAGTCCAAACAAAGAATTAAAGTATGGAATTGAGTTCGATATTCTACGCGCAAGTGTTGATGACCTTTGTGATGAGTTATCATCAGGAAGCCATGACGCTCACCTTAAAAACTTGTTAGAATGCGAGAAAGGCTCGAAGGCGAGAAAGACGGCTATTGAAGCCATAGAATCGAGAATTGCAAAACTAGCCCCGTAGTGAGCATCTGATTTCTATTGCCACTGATGGTTATAGAGGATTTTAATATTATGAAAAAGCATATAGTTACTGTAATTGGTGATCACTTTTGCGTGGGTGCTCGGGATATTTGCGGATTTCCCAATCGTCTCCATGTGGAGTTCGGGAAGTCTTCCGGCCCAATGTATACAGCCGTTCTGGGGCATGGCGTGTCTGGTGGAATCCGCAAGGTGTCAGAAGAGGTGTCATCCGCCATTACAGATGCTTATTCTTATGATGCTGATGAGTATACAGCCCTGCTCTGGGTTGGTGTTGGAGATCTAAAATCAGGCGGCATCCCATTTAGCGCTTGGGAGAATATGCTAGATCATTGCCTTTGCTCTCTCTTGGCTGCTGACATGAACGTATATGTAATCATTCATAACTGGCCTTTTGACGCTTCTTTCTTTGATAAGTCTTGGAAGAAATGGGTTATCAAAATTAATGATATTAAAAGAAGGCTTTGTAAAAAGTACGGTATTTGGTTTATACGAGTAGACGTGGAAACAGAAGACTTTGCAGATCTTTATTCCCTTAAAGCTAAATCGTATCAATATGTCTCTCATCAAATTGCTAAAGAAGTTTGCGCCGGTTTGAAAAAACAATCCGCTTCCGAGGACAGCTTTCCAGAAGTAGTGCAGCGGCCTTCTCGTAAACGGGTTGATCCTGTTATTGAATCTAATAATAATGAGGAGCAGAACATGAACTTAGTTATTGTGGCTCCAGATCGCGTTCGCCACGAAAGGAGATAAAATGCGTCCTTCAGTTCTAATAGTTTGTGACAGCATGGATCATGCTTTGTTCAACGACTTGGTATACAAGAAAGACTTGTGCATTGTTGGAGAGTGCCCAAAGGAGGGCGCTCCTAAGAAGTACGGCAATACTCCAATCACACTCTTAGATCATAGTGAATTAAATAATTTTAGTTGGATGAGCGTGGTGAGCGGCAGTTCAGATGGATGCGTTAAACTCCTGAAAGATACTTCTAATCTTACTCATGTAGTAGTGGTGGTAGTGGCTGGCGTTGCTAGTCCTGCTCTTAAAAAGCTATGCGATAAGGCTCTTTTAATAGAAGTTCATCCTGGCTATTTTGGGATTGTGTCTGCTGAGAATAATACATATGCGCTAGAGGTGATTGCAGATGGAAAGTCCCCGAAGGCTCCAGCCAAGGCACCTAAACCCGCGAAGGCTCCAGAGCCTGCCCCAGCACCGCCCGCGTCATGATTATAAGTAGCGCACAGCGTCGGTTTACAATCATGCGCCTAACAGCGTTTGTTTTGGATGAGATTACATCTAAGGCAACAATGAGTGCAGATCGTCAGCCTGTCCGTGAATCAATCTTTCAGGTTCGTGTTCATAGCGGCACAACCAATTCCGGCACTGTCCAAATAACCGGATTAGACATAGACGGTAACTCTATCAATGAAACTCTTACGTTTACTACAGCTGGCTATAAGCAAACCTCTAAGCGTTATGTAAGTATTAGCGCGGACGGTATTGTAACTACTGGCCTAGCGGATGAGGCGGCAGTTCCAAATATTGCAATCAAGGCTCTTGGTCCTGATGGTTCTATTCAGAACATATCGTACATAGTAACGAAGGGCTGGCCTGCGATCATGGATAGGAGTCGTCCTTCTCGTGCTGATTGGAAGGGTGAGATCCCAGGTTCAATGGAAGAGGAGCCAGTCTTCATTATGCTTCAGTGGACTGAAAACTTCTTCCCACGCGAAGGCGATATTTTTATAGATGATGATACTGCTGAGCAGTTTATTTTAACAGGAACCCCTCTGCTAGAGGGCTACGGTAGAGTTAGTCATTATGCAATCTGGGCGCAGAGGCGTCAGGGATCTGTATAAACCTTTACTTCATATTTAAATAATTGGAGGTCGTATGCTTGCTATGCGCGGCAAGATTGCGAATGATAAGAAGCATGATGCGTTAGTAGTTATCCCGACTATTGGCGTTCCCGAGCCCTTCCTTGGTTTTTATAAAAACTTTATTGATTCTCTTAGTCTTAAGGCAAAGATTGTAATTTCTATAAACCCTGTAGAGAAGTCTCATGCGGACTTGTCTATTAAGTTAATCAATTCTGTTAATCTACCTGATGGATGCTCTTTGATTATTGAGCGTGCTGACGGCCCGATAGGTTTTGGTGCGGCTATAAATGCAGGTTTGATTAGAGGAATAAAAGAGGGCGGCCTTCCCAAGTATGTCATTACGGTGAATGATGATCTAGTGCTCGCCTCTGGCTGGGACACTGGATTGATTCGCGGTCTTGAGGCAAAGTCCTTTTGCTCTCCTGTTGAGCTTCCTGATTCAGACACCCTCCTGCGTACCAAGTACGATATTTCTCATATCAATAAGATTGGTCTTGTAGGTCCAGTTACAGATTACGCTGGAGGGATGCAGCAAGTTATAAACAGGAAAGACCTGGGCTCTAAGAGTTATGCGGACTTTGCTAAGGAGTGGTCCGAGACTCCATTTAATAAAAATGTTCTGATGAGCACTAATCTTGTAGTTGGCCTGTGTTGCGGGATGAAGCGTGCTTTTATTAAAGACATGCTTTTAGACAACGGCGAATCCTACATTGGTATTTACGATGAGGATTCATTTCCTATCGGCGGGTACGAAGACAATGATCTTTGTGTGCGTGCTTCATTAGCTGGGTGGGGAGTTGGCCTTGCGTGGGATGTTTTTGTTGGGCACCTGGGCTCACAAACTTTGAATCGATACTTTCCAGATCATCTTCGAGGACGCAAGAATCAGTCGAATTATTACGAGAAGTGGAAAGATATAACTTACAGAAAAGCTAAAAATAAGCTTGTAAGTGTTTACCGGATAAAGATTTCAACAGTAAACGATCTAATGATGTTGAAGCAAAGCCTGTTGCGCCATTCAGAGATTGTGGACGGTCACGCGATCCTTCTCACGAATAATCCATTAGATATTATTGATGCTGCTGATTGGGCCGCTTCTGGTGCATCTCTTGATGCTAGAGATCATCAGTTGCTTCATGATTCCAGTAATAAGGGTGCCCCTGGTGTTGCCAAGGCATTCAGGTCTTGGGTTCTCGACATTACCAATCAAGATCCCGAGGTCAAAGTTGAGGTATGGCAAAAAGGGTTTAATGAGCGGGATGAGCGGAACAGAGCCATCGATATTGCAGAATCCATGAGTCCAGACTGGTGCATATCTATCGATCATGACGAGATTCTAGAAGACCGAATTACTAGAGGACACCTTGAACGGTATATGCGTCATCCTGACCCGCTGGTCTCAACTTGGGAACTGGGATGGCTGAACCATTGGGATAGTCCACGTATGTGCCGCATAGACGGTCCCTGGGGAGACAAGGGGGAGTTCAGAGGGGGGATGCGGGGGTCTAGGCTGTGGCGCGTTCTGAACGGGCAAGAATCGCGAATTCTAAGCGGGGGTGAAGATGGTCTTCATTGTGGGAATATTCCTCCCTTCTTTCCATCATCTGTTCGCAAGTCCGGTGCGCGATTTAGGCACTTTGGATATTTGAAGGCAGAAGATCGGTTTAGAAAATATCAGTTTTATCGCAAGCTAGATCCCAATCCCTCCATTTCTGAAGTCGGCGCCCACGATTATAGCCATCTAATTAATGAAGAAAAAATGATGATGCGTGTCTACAATCCAACAAACGGTATTGGGCTCCATATGCTAGTATATGAGAAAGAGGAGCCCACCAATATCGCGGCACTCCTCAACGAGTTGCACGGGATGATGGACCAGATTGTACTGGTGTGGACTGGAGAATGGAATGATGAGGACAAATTTTGGTCTGTTGCTGGGCTCGACGCCCCATCCATAGAGGCATGGCCCGCAACGGGACCAAGCCGGGAGTTGGCTCATTACGCGCAAGCACATAACGCTGCCATTATTCATCATCCTCTCGAAAATAATATCGCGCAAGCACGGAATGCTGGCATCAATTACTTAAATCAATTTCATAAAAATGGACTCGGATGGGCTTTATTTCTAGATCCCGATGAGACCTTTTTAGATATGCACGATACTGTTACAGCTATGCGCGAGATGGCCCTATCTACTGATGCGTGGGGGTGGCTCTTTAAGTATAGAAATCTTCTACCGGGTGGCGGATCTTCATCTTCTGAAAGTGTACGCATGGTCAAGCTGGATTCAGCCAAGATTATGCAGATGAACGGAAGAGTTCATGAATCATTTGGGCATTCAATTAAGCGTCTTCAAGATCTGGGCATTCACCCATCCTTCCAATACGCGCCGTTCTATTCAATCAATGATGGATTAAATCGGACACCAGAACAGAACGCGGCAAAGGTAAATCTTTATCGTGGTCTACTGATTGAGGAGCTTGAAGCTAATCCGCTTCAGCCTGGTCCGTGGGTTTCACTGGGACTGCAATACAATAATGACGGAAACCCCGAAATGGCTAAAGAGTGTTACGAGCGAGCGGTCATTTGCGCCGGGACCAGCTTTTTGCCATTTATGGAGTTGGCACTTTATCATCTTCGTGTTGGGAAATCATTACTGAAAGAGGTAGTAACTCGCACAGTAAGTCATCACGATGCCCACAATATTGCTGTGAAGGGCATTGAGATTTTAGACAAGCTGGCCCCAGGGCAACCCTATATAGAAACTGGTGGCCCTATTGCAAAGGATGCGCTGCTTCCTGATTTTCCATTCAGTGAGTTGATCGATAATATCGAAGAGTCTCAAAACAACTCGATAAACGAGAGCGAATCCTTTACCATAGAGGAAGGGGCCGGGCTCCGCGTATGAGGTAGTTATGTCGATGTCAGTGGATGCCGGTAGTCTAAAGGTCATAATCTTTAGACTAGACGGCAAGAAGCGCGGCATTAAAAAGGCAAGCCTAATTGCTCTAGAGCGAATGGGTAAGATTCTCCATGCGCGTATTCTAGAGAATATGTCATACAAGGATCATTCATTATCTGATTTAGCCAGGTTAGATCATCCTTATGCAAAGCAACGTTATGGTGGAATTCAAATCCATAAGCAGAAGCCCTACGTCGTTCATCAGCAGGGAACACACAACAGCCTAAATCTGAACACTGCTCTTACTGGAAAGTTAATTAAAAGCCGGTATACATATGAGATTAAACTAGACCACAAGAAAGCCCCATATGCAAAATGGGTTATTTATGGAACTAAGGTAATGTTCGGGCGTAGTGTATTATGGCAAACCGGCGCTGAGAAATCTACTAGGCGAAAAATGATGAAGGAAGCCATTAAGGTTGTTGGTGCAGAGACAAGATTAAAAGCTGGCATTCGGTTCATATAGGAGGACTTTTGGCAAATTCAATGTTGGACATCTTGCAGATTATACGCGGTCTGCTTTTTGCTGATAGCACCATTACTGGAATGGTTGGTGATGCGATCTATACTTCTCATATTCTTGATGCTGATGCTGGAACGGCGCCTCTCCCTGCGTATATTATTTCTCTTGATAATGGTACATCAATGTATAATGGACAGGTTCAGTTTCAGGATATTGAGGCTTACGGTTATTCGCGCATAAGTGCAGCCGAAGCCATGTCCGTTTATCAGGCTGGGTATAATGTTCTCCAGGCTAGTCGTCTCACGCTGGATAATGTTTCAGCCAAGGGATATATCTACGAAATCAATCGTCCCGATTCAGGTTATAACGATCGGATTAAAGCATGGTTTGTCCGTGGTCGATTCCATGCAGTAACGGCAGGATAATGGAAACTCAGAGCAGTAAACCTTTTAGCGCTACGAATGGTATCTCAACTGATATTTATTGTTGCGGAGAGCCCATCTATAAATTGCGGGCTGGGTTGCGTATTCTTACTCAGCGATGCACGGCTTTGCCGGATACTTATTTAGATGTAAAGTGTCCCAAGTGTAATAAACGAACCAAGCTGAGAGTTGGTAAAGAGTAGGAATTTATGAGTGTAGAAGATCGGCTAGCCAAGATAGAACGTCACATGCGCGGGATGGATGAGGAGATCAACACTATCTCTTCAATGGTTTCTGCGCCCAAGTCGGAAGAGCCCCCACCTCATCGCGGCGCTGCGAATCCAGATCAGATCTGGGCCTGCAAGAAGTGCAGTTCACGTCTAGGCTTTTATGATCCGGTAACTGATCTATTACGGATTCGGTATAAGGATTTTGTAACGTTTATGCACATTGGTGTTGGTGGATTTGTTCAGGTTTTATGTAGATCTTGCTCCGAAATGAATACGGCTGAATACGAAGGGCGAAGTGAAAATTCATCGCCTGTACCGGAATTGGTTAAACAGTCGGGCTAGCATCCATTTCCAAACCATGCTATCTTTTCTGAAGACGCCAGCCAGGTGCTTACCTCTAATTATGAATTAAGGAGACAAGAGCATGCCTCTTAATATACCTACTGGCACAACAAACGACATTTCATTTGGTCCAGCGCGACTCTTCATCAAGCCCTGGGCTGCTGCGGCCATGGGAACCCCAGACACTGACGTAGGTTACATCAGTGAGGATGGCGTTAGTGTTGAAATTACTAGCGAGATGAAAGATATTGTTCAGGGCAATCCTAAGCTTATTGAATATACTTTCAGCCAAACTCAGGGAGTTTCAGTCACTCTAAGCTCGATTGAGTGGGATTTTAATAATCTTGTCTATGCGCTCGGCGCTGGCGTTACTGCAAACGGTGCTACACTCAAGTATTCTTTTGGTGGAGATCCCCTTGTAAGTTCCGTAGCGCTCAACATTGAGCACCAGATGGCGGTTACTGGTAATACACTTAATCTTTATGTGTGGAAGGCCGTCAGTGAATCTGGAGTGAGCTTCCCGTTTGGCGCTGACGAGCATACATTTGAATACAAATGGAAAGCTCAGCGTGCGGACACTGATTGGGGTGGCACCGCCTTGACTTACGAAAAGCAACTGATTCAGATTTTACGATCTAGCTAATCGTTTAGTTTAATCTGGAAGCCTTGTTGGGCTCGTGATATGGTAATAATGCCTAACGATGCCCAAGGAGGTACAGGTGCAAGAAGAAACAACTAAGATAGATGAAGTTAGCAATCCAGGGTTAGATCTTACTCAGATGCTGGATACTTTAGTCCCCCCAAAAACGGTTACTGTAGTTGATGTGTTTGGAAATGAGTATGAGACCACTTCGGTCTGCTCAGCAAGATCACAGATTCGGATACTGAGAAAGTTTGAAGAATTGCAGACATTGCCCGCTATTGCAGAGCAACTCGGAGACGATATTGCTATTGGCGATGCGGGATCGATCGCTGCCCTCATTGTAAAGGTAGCGTCTGACCCTCAAGTGCTTGGTGGAATTGCCTCAGCTTTTGAGATTGGTCATCCAAAGACTTACAGTCTTGCTGTTAAAGCTGCTAAGAAGCAAGGATTAAAAGAAATTGAAGATGCTGCGGATTTATTTCCGATTGAGGAGTTGGTTGCTGCCGTCCTCCCTTTGTTCATGCGTCTGTTACGCAAGAGCGCGACAGCGATAAACGCCCTAACGGGAGCGACGACCCCAGTAGCGTAGAGGGGTTAAAAATGATCCTTGGCGCATTATTGGCGTCTGGTCATTCTCTAGATCAAATCCTTGACATGTCATGGGATCAAATTGGTTTAATGGGGGAGTGCGTTTTAATACATAAGTATGAAATGCTTAATTCCCTCATTGAACCTGTAATGGTTTCTATGGGTGGTAAGTATAAATCGGGTAAAGTTAATCGTAAAAGTAGAAAACAGAAAACCAATAAGTCAAAACTTACGCCTAAGCAGCGTGAAGAGTTATTGATTCATCAATTTGCGAGCGCGGGAATCCCGATCGGTGTAAAATCGTGACTGGAGAATTTGAATGGCTAAGGCGAACTTAGGCGAGCTTTTAATTAAGATCGGCGTCGATACTAAGAAACTCGATGCCGGTCTTACTGATGCTGGTAACAGTTTAAAAAGGTTTGGTGTAAGTTCTAGGGCTATTTCTGCTGGTGTTACCGCAGCTTTCGCGGGTATGACGCTCGCAGTGGCGGCGTTCGGGAAGGCTACTACAGAGGTTGGTGCTGGATTTGAGCAATCAATGGCAACAGTGGGTGCTGTTGCTGGTTCAACAGAGGCTCAGCTTGGCCTCATGGAGACCAGGGCTCGTGAAGTTGGTCGAAGCACTTTATTTACTGCTCGCCAGAGCGCAGATGCGATGGTTGAGTTTGCTCGCGCAGGCTTTAAGGCTGGTGAAATCATCTCGGCCACTGAGCCAGCCATTAACCTGGCTGGTGCAACTGCGGCTAATCTGACTAGTGCTGTAAAGGGAGTAGCGGCGGCGCTAAAGGTATTTCAACTCGACGCTGGTGAGGCTGCTCGTGTAGCAGATGTTTTTGCTGTAGCCACTCAGAATTCATTGTTTGATTTGCAGGGTTTAATTGATGCTATGAAGTATGGCGGTCCCGCTGCCGCTGCGTTTGGTCTAAGTATTGAGCAGGGAACTGCCTATATGATGGTCCTGCGAAACTTGGGTTTAGAGGCGAGTCAGGCTGGTGTATATCTTCGTCAGATTTTAACTAGCGCGGCCAACTTAACACCAAAGGCTGCTAAGATATTTTCTGCGGTTGGTATATCTGCTGAGGAACTTGACCCAACCATTAATCATCTTGACGATATTATTAGAAGACTTGGCGACACTACTGAGCTGAGTGGTAAAAAGATTCAATCTGCGTTTGGAACTCGTGGTGGTCCGATTGTTGCAGCCCTGGTTAAGCAATATCGTACACTTGGAGAGGAAGGGCTCCATTTCCTTAAGTTTCAAGAACAACTGGCTGAATCCGCAGGCGAAGCGGAAAAGATGTATATCCGGCAGATTGATACTGTAATTGGCCAGTTTACTATTGCGAAGTCAGCAATGGAAGACTTGTTCATTGCGATGTTCTTTGGATTTAATTTAGAGCTAAAAGATCTCGGGACTGCATTTGCGGAGCTATTTAACGCAATCCGAATTGAACTTAGTTCGAGTGGTTTCAGTGACTTCGGTGAGCCAATTAACGACTTCGCTGCCATCCTGAGAAACAACAAAGAGGGAATTGCGAAAGCATTTGTTGGCTTTGCTGAGGCCATTGCTGGTGTCGGAAACGCCCTAAATACGCTATTGCTTGTACTCCCGCTGGTACTTTTTGTATTTAATAATTTCAAAGGACTGCTCTATGGTCTGGCTACTGGTGGTTTCGTCCTGGCTACTAGCTGGGTAGTTCAGTTCGCTGGTGGACTCGCGACAACAGGAATTGTTTACGGGCGGTTCACGGGTGCGGTCGCCTACGCAACGGTTGCTCTGGGCGAATTCACAGCAGCGCTGGCCTTGTCAACGGGCGCTGTGCTGGGGATAGCGGCTGCTATTGGGGTGGTTGTTTACGCGCTATTCCGGTGGAAAACAGCAGAAGAAGATCTCGCAGCCATTAGAAATAAGAAAAAGGCACAGAGATACGCTGAGCTTCAGCATCTTACAGATCTGAGGCAGTCTACTGATGCAATGGTCCTCTCTTTAATTGATCGTGCAGTTAAAGAGAAAACCCTCTCTGAAGAATTAAAGATTCAACTGAGACAGCTTAGCGTCTTAAATCGAAAGCAAATTGAAACGGGATTGGCAGCAGGAACTCTGTTTGAAACTTCAGAAAATGCTGTCATGTCTTTGGCTGCTGCCTTTGAGATGCAAAAACAAGGGATGACGGGTGCTGATCGCTATCTTCGTGATGCAGAAAAGCATCGGCGCGGGTCACTAAAAAGTGCAGCAGACCTAAAGGCTGAAAACGCGACATTAGTTCAGCAGTATGACGCCATTATCAAAAAGCATGAAGGTACAGCGCTTGCGCAAGCTGCGGTTCGTAAAGAGGCAAGCACGCTTTTTGGTGAAGAGGTAAATAGCACTGAAGATGTCATTCGTGTATATGATAAGCGCGAAGAAAAGGTGGAGGAATTAATTGGAGGCGCCAACAGGCTCTATGAGGCGCTTAAGATGGGAAAGATAGCTCATGGGTTATCTCTTCATAGTAAATTAATCTCCAATATTACTGGAAAAACAGCAAAGCAAGCAAAGGAAGAGAAAAATCTAGCAAATGCAATACTTAAGCGACTAGAGTTTGAGCTTAAGCTGATGCGGGAGATTGAGAATCTTCGAACCAGGGGCGCAACTACTAGGAAAAACGATTTAGCGGCCAGTATAGAGGCGGCGGAAAAACTATATGCTGCCGAAATAGCGGCTGCGCTGGAGATGGGCTTAGAAATTGCTGCCATAGAGTCAGATCTGGTAGAAACTATAAGCAATCTTAAGCTTAGATCTCGTCTTGAAACCATTAATAAGCTGAAAGATATTGAAGAGGACGCGATTAAAAAAACGCGTTCAATGAGGGAGATGACTCAGGCTGAAGAGCTTCATTCAGAGTATCTCACGGCAGAAGCAAACTTAGATAGAATTTATCAGTTAGAAGTTGACGCTAATAATTGGAGTTGGGAACTTGCTAAGACATTTGAGGATGCAAAGCTTGCTCTTCAAAGAGAAGCAATCGCAAAAGCTGAAGAGATACGGCGTAATGACGAAAAGAAGCGTCTTGCTGATATTGAGCGAATCACTACAGAAATAAGCACTAGAGATTTAAAAGAATCAGAGCGTTTAGCATCTGAAAAGGCTCAGATTTTATCTCAGCTTAAAAGGGACGAGGTAGGCAAGCGGGAAGTTATAGAATCTGATTATGATTATAGAATTCGGCAGGCCCGAAAGGAGGAACGCCGAAATATAATAGAGTTTATTAATTGGAGAATAAGAAGAGGGCGGGAAGGTGTTAAGCGGATGCTTAATGCGGCGAAGGGCAAGGTTGCTCCTTTTATTATAGCTTTATTTGGCAGGGATAAAGAGTCTGATAAATACATGAAGCGTCAGGCTGGAAAAGCCTGGAAAGAAGCCCTAAAGCTTCAAAGGAAAATGGATCGTCAGGCAACAATAAATGAGCGCCGGAAAAGTAAGGGTAAGCCGGAAAAGGAGTTTGGACGTTTAAAAGAGTCCGCAAAAGAGGCGGCACAAGGGATTGCACAGATAATGGGTGCGACCTTGGGCGCTGTTGGCGCGGGTGCGGTGAAGGCTGTTGGGATGATGAAGTCTATAGCAGGGGCTTTTTCTTCTGTTGTAAGCAAGTTTTCTGGATTCTCATTTAGTCCAGCAGCTATGGCGCAGGAGCTTGCTGCGGCTAAGGCGGCTGCCGACGAAGAGGGTGCTGGGTTTAGCTATGCTAAAGAGGCTCGCAAGTATGTAGACGGCCTTGTTGATCAGGCAATTGGCTTTGCAGACGGTTTGGCTAAGGGTCTTGGTCCTGCACTTGAGCAGATAGCCGAACGTCTACCTGATTTATTAGATGCGATTATTGCAGCAATTCCGAAAGTGGTTCAGGCGATTGTAGATGTACTGCCTGGGCTTATTATGACCATCATTAACAAGCTTCCCGAGTTATTTTCAGCTTTGGTTAATGGATTAGTTGATGTTGCCTTAGCTCTATTTGATGCTTTACCGGAGATGTTGACGCAGTTCCTTAGTGTTGCTCTGCCTGACATGATTACAACTCTTCTAGCAGCAATTCCTAAGATCATTGATGGATTTGTTAAGGCTCTCCCTGATATTCTTACAGCTATTATTGATTCTATTCCGATAATCATAGAAGCAATTATCATGGGTTTGCCCGATATAGTTATTTCTATAATTAAAGCTATTCCAATCATTGTGATTGAACTTATAAAGGCAATCCCAAGGCTAATAGTTGCTATTGTTTGGGGGATACTTAAGGCATTAGGCGCGGTAGTTGGTGAGCTAGGCAAGATTATTGCAGAGGCTTTTGTTGGCGTGTTTAATTTCTTTAAGGATTGGATGGGGAGTCTCAAGGAGACGTTTAAGGGTGATCCCGAGAAAAGTAAGTCCCACAAGATTTGGACAACTATAGGAGACATTTTTACTTTAGGGGGTGTATCACGGTGGAAAAAGAATAAGGCGGAAGCATACGAGGAGCTTGGCCGAGAAATGCCCACTGGCGGGAATGCCTACTCTGGAATCAATTATGTCCCAGCGAATATGCGGGTAAATGTTCATAAGGGTGAAGCCATTATCCCTGCAAGCCGCAATGCTCAGGGGGATAAAGGGGGCATGAACCGTGCCGCGCCAGCCTCTTACGGAGGGGGTCCGGGTGGCGGCGGCATGGGTCAGCCTATAGATATTGCAATTATGGCAGAGGGTCGTCTTCTGGACGCGGTTCAGATCACTGCTATGCGTCGTGGTCATGCCCCTGAAATCAAAAGTGAGCTACGTCGCGCATCAGGTGTGACTGTTGGATTTAATCGTGGATCTTTCGACTATTGGACTAAGTAATGGGTGGACCTAATTCCTATATCATATTTCCCGAAACAGTATTAACTGGGGAAAATAATGTTGTAAGTGTTCAACCGAACACTGATGGTGAGTACCCTGGCCAGGGTTCAGCAGATTTAAACAATACGGGATCTCTAACAGTTGTCCAAACTGGAACTTATAAGGAAGGAGTTTCAACTTCAGCCAAAAAAACAAATTACCGAGTTTGTGATGCCGGTAGTAATTTTGCTGGTGCAACCTACGGCTGGAAGCCTTCCACGGACCTAGTTTCTCTTGGTGATGGCGCCTTTTTAGTAGATAGTACGAATGCCTTGGCTGCTGGAGATCTAATTCTCAACAGGATTAGCATTGGAGATTCTAATAAGTTTGATATCCTAAGCGTAGATTCTAACGATCAATCAGCACTATCCAAATCTATTGCAATTAACTTAAAGAAAGACCTCCACGGCATTACTGCTACTGGCGCTACCGTCTGGGCACCGTGGGCAAATGTTGGGGCTGGCACAGTAGGGTCTGGTGATATTTTAATCAATGATGTAGATATACGTGCTGGAAGCGACATTGTTGTAACTGCAAATGACGGGACAGGAACTTTAGAGGCTGCAATTAATGCAAAGACATGGAAAACTGGGGTGACTGGAGATCTGGCTGCTGGGACGATGAGGTTGACCAGCGGTGGTTGCAATATCAAGCTTGAGCTAAGTGATAGTGGCGCTACGATTTTAAATGGTCTTGGTGGGGCTGTTTCCCTAACTCAGTTTGGATATATTACTCTGACGCACGAAACTCATATAGAGATTCGTGGGGCCAATCCTGTCTATATAGGATCTGTATTTGCTGACGGCTATTACCAGACCCGTGAATGGTATGGCTATGATGACATGCGGTATTTTTATGCTGAGCATGGTGGAATGCTGACCAAGCCAGGATACGGAGCATGTTCAGTCTTCTGCAAGTTAGCGATGAGGGAACTTCTATATGTTGCTGAGGCAGCGCCAGGCGAGGGCGAGACAACATCAACTCTTAGAATTTCTTATCATGATGTTCGTTCTGAGTATGATGATTGGACCAGCACAACAGTAGAGCTTGATAAGGAGTTTGCCACTGGCTTTGGAGATCATAGAGCCGCCTTGCAGGTATGCGCTATGAGGGACGGGTCTCTGAGGCTACTGACTCAGCAGAATGGCCGTGATTGGGTTTTATGGCATTCTACAGATGGTCTTGTTTGGAATAGAATAAACGACAATATTCTGAGACGATTTACCACAGATTTAATGCAGGCTTCTCTTTGGCCCAGAATGGATGCCAGTGGTGATTTTCTTAGAATTGCCTGGATGGATTACACGTCAACCGGCACTGGAAGTCATGAAGCTCTTACCTATTATCTAAGAACCATTGTTTCGTCGGATGGCGGGGCGTCGTTTACTGAGCCTACCTTTTCACTATCTCCCTATACAATCAGCGAAGACGGTAAGGGTTCTGATTATTTCATTTGGACAATGGCTGCGCTAGGTGATGAATCTGGGACATTTTATCTACATTTTTCAACTGGAAGTCTTACACGAAATTTCTATGCTAGGCGTTTAGACGGGTGGGCCGACACGACAATTTTCTTCGCCAATGCTGCTTGGAACACTACTACGCAGGGCGCACATCTCGGCGCTGTGCGTGGGCCTGATTATTACTATGTATTCTTTCAGTTTCGTCAGCCCAGCGGAAACCCAAGCGCCGCTTGGATTGCGGAGGGGGCGAGTATGACGGTTTATGAGATAGATCCCTCTGAACCATTAAGCAGTACAAGTTGGCGCCGGTTGGGGATTAGTGGTCAATGGGATGGGACTTGTAAGTTTCAGCCAGCCCTCATCAGCTTGGTAAACTGCGGTGACTATATTTCTATGTTTGGTGCTCTAGTAGATAATGATACGGATGCTGCTACACTAGAAGCTGACAATACTTGTTATTTAAGATTTGGAAAATGGGATAAGAAACCTATCAAGGAAACTTATCCAGAGTCATTTCAGACCTCGGCCATTGAAGACCTTGTTACCTTGACCCATCAGCCGACTCGCACACTGTATCGTTTAAGCTGGAATGCCGCATTTGGGGCACCTGCGCCTGCATCTAATGCAAGTGCTTCATCCGATACTACTTGGACCAGAGATCGTCATCAGACAACCCAAAGCTGGAATGCGTGGAGATTTAAGCTTGAAGACCAAGCGACTGTAGGCAACTACGGCATCTATACCTTTAGCGACACTGCTAATTTGACTACTCACAATGCTCCAATATGGGGGGTTACTCCATCTATAGCTAACATAGCTGGAAGCTGTATTGAATGTGAAATGAGAATTGAACAGATTGAGGAGGGAATACATACAACTGAGATAGTTTTCTTTGGCGTGAAATCGTTTTATGGCACAACTTCAACCTCAACAAGACAGTTAGAGATCGCACTTTACTTTCATCAAAATGGGTTTGTTGTTTGGGATAAAATTTCAGATTCGTTGGCCACAACCGGAGTGACTGGTTTAGACATGACTGAATTTCATCTATTCAGAATGGTGTTCAGGCCAAATCCAGGCACGGACAGTAGTAGATGTCAGATTTGGTATAAACAAATAGGGGATTTTGGAGAAAACGAGTGGGGACACACCCCTGTTTTTACCCCTACCCTTAATTCAGGCCCCGAATCATTTTCTCAGTCTATTCATTTTGGGCACGGCAATGTATCATATGGTAGTACAAAACGAATATCACAATGGCGACGGATTGCGGTGCTTGATTATACCGATTGCAATCAGCTTGAAGATGATGATGTCCGATGGCCTGATGAGATGCGAGGCCACCTTGTAACTCAGAATCCGGTTCTAATTGATAATCATGCGTCTGCTCGCTGGGGCGGCGGCGGCGGAATGGATAATGATTATTTTACAGCCGAAGCTGATAGCAATTATGCAGTTTCTAATGTATTTATTGACTCTCCAAGGATAGAGTGGCGAAGCGAATCTCATGGCGTTGATGAGTTGACTGACGGGCAAATTGTTTTAGTTGCAGATCCCAATGACGAATTCGCTCGAATTCGCTTTGAGGGAATCGCCTTCTTCAACACCAATTTTCTTAGCACGTTCATCGAATGGTCTGATGACGGAACCACATGGGCCTCGGTGGAAGATGCCATTGACACCCCTTTAATAAGTGCTACGATTTATTCTATTGGTGAAAAGTTTTTTATTTTAGATCTTCCGTCTCAAGGCAAACCCATAATTGGGCAGATGCAGACTAATCAAAATAATACTTACTATCTGCAATTTAAGTCAACTGTAGATGAAACGACTAAATTTTATACTGTAAAGATTAACAAGCTCGATTATATTGATGGTGACAAGTTTTCTGTATATCTGGATACGGACAAGAACCTAAAAGCATACTTCGGTGATGAGCTTGGTGCTCCAGTTACGATTCACAGTAATCAATGGGCTTACCGCGCTACTGCTTCTGGTTCGTTTCAGCCTCAAATGTACGGAGTTAGATACCTCCGTTTTACTACCACTGGAAGTTATCCAAGCGCTGAAGGATATTGGAAAGTTGGCCGGATTGTGCTGGGTCCAGTATTAGATTTGGGTGTTCCCTTAGAGTGGACGCTTGAGAATAATCAGCAGCCAAATGTGACAAAGTATCGAACCCGGAGCGCTATTCAGTGGGCCTTTGTGGAGGGTCCGCCACAAAGAACAATCAAAGGTCGCATTGTTGGTGATGTGAAAGAACAAGAGCGCATGAAGCTACGTTACAGTCTTCAGAAGTATTCAGAATACGAAAAGAAGTCATGCGTTTTAGTCAAAGACAGCACCTCGTACTATGGTAGTGAATCTGACAGCAATTATACTCGTCAAAACTGCAACCCAGACAATGTAATTCTTGGCAGGATTGCTAATGGAAGTCCACTGGATCAAATTGCCTGGTATCAGGATGTGGATGGCATCTGGAAGCAGGCGGGTGACGTTGAAATAGAGTTTACGGAGGAGGTCTGATGCCGATTGGGGGTCCAGACTGGGATGCTCTTGCGTATCGATTTTGGGCAATTGAGGAATTCCGTGAGTTAACAAGTGGTCCGAGGGGAAAGCTTAACGAGCATTGGACTGATCAGATTCGCAAAGATCCACTTCTCTTGGGAATGCACATGTGTATCGACATGGTTTTCGGTGGTGGTCAACGATTACGTGTATCGACAGATCCCATCACCGCCTATCGCCGTACTCCAGCTTCTGGTCCTGTCACTGAAATAGTGTACGAGCCCATTTTAATGCAACAGCCAAGAGTCAATCAGCAGTATTCCCTTGGTACTGGATCTTCTTCTGCTCGTAGTTTCGCAATCTCTTTTGCTGAGAATAATATGAATCCCTATTCAATTATTTCTGAAGGGAGATTCATTGCAGGGTGGGCTGAGGTTTCATTACTCATAGGCAATCAAGATTGGGAACTTAGATATGTTTTGATGCTTGGAGACATGAGCGGTGGCGTCACATTTGGTGCCGTAGATGAGATCATAGAAACAGAAATTGTAGATCCCCTAGAGACTAGCGACTTATTAATTACTCCTTATACAGTTCAGGCTAATACAGCATTATCAGCTACTTGGTCTGCCCTGTCTACTGTAATGGCGGGCACTGTCATAGCAGATGACATCAAAATTAACGGGACTGATATTCATACAGGTTCAAATATAGTTGTAACTGCTGGTGACGGTACTGGAACATTGGCTGTGGCTATCAATGCCCTTTCTTCTACTACTTCTGTTACCAGCGTTGCTACAAATGGACTCATGACGCTCACGGCTAGAGGTGGTGGGGAAATAGATCCCCAAGTCAAACTTGAGTTTACCTCTAATGGAGGACTCATCTTAAATGGCGTGCCTGGGGCTGGCTCCATCACTCAGGCTGGCTCCACTACAGTTCCAGAGAGTTACGTTGGTTATCGTTATCCTCTTGTTTTCAACAGCCCAGTTAATGTTCCAGCTATTCGTCTATCTGCTGCAACTCCCCCTTATTTTCTATGCTGGTTCGCCTCTGATGTTACGCCTTCTACCGTAAATGTTGATGGAGTAGATTATGGCTCAGCCAATCGTTATTATCCATATACCTTTTCTAAGGTGAATGACGGAACTGGCGCTAACTATTGGAAAGTAGAATTTTCAACTGGTGATGCGGTTTGGGAGGCTGAGGCGCCTGTAAATGGAGGAATGACGATTTTCCCAGGAGATATTGTAATAGAGGGGGTTGACATTATGTCGGCTAATCCGAACTTTATTCTTCAGGCTAATGCAAATGGAACAAACATTCTAAATGGGACTTCTGACCCAATTCTTGTAAATTCCACCTCATCAGGATGGGTTGCTGCTGATAATGTAAATGCAGGAGTATTAAATCCTGGTGATATTACTGTTCGTGGAGTAGATCTCGTAGACAGCGGCTCGGTCAGTGTTCAAGTTGATGATAACTCATCAACTCTTATTGCTGAATTTGCTGAGAGGTATACGGAAACCGGAGTTATAGCGTTTCATGTGGCACACGGAAGCGGTTACAGAATTCGCCTTCAGTTTGAAGGGGAAGAGGAAAGTGGAATTCAAGATGATGACATAGGGGGACTTCTCCGTTCACTCATCAATAATGTGTATAACAAAACTGGAGTTATGGCCACCATAACTGGGGGTAAAATCAGTCTTACCAAAACCAACAATACTGATATTGATTTAGTTACGACTGCGAGGGGCGGCTATATATTAAATGGCGTATGGGGAGAGGTTAAGGCAACAACTCTTGGCGGATGGTCAGACAACACCAGTGTTTTTGTAAGTGGTTCTCGGGACGGTGGTGCTCCTGATGAGAATATCATTAAAGTTATTAAGCGTTTATGTACCAACTGGAGCACATTGGGCCATCATGGGATTAGCGATAATCTCTTTGCTATTGCTGAGTCCAAAATACCTAACATCGCCAAACCAGCAGTCATTGTAAATGGCTCAGGGGGCGCCGATTCCGCCTCTGCGATAGAGTATATTGAATCTACGTTATGCGCCAGTTTCCCTATGGTATCAATGGCATGGGGAAACGGTGGCTATGGTCCTGTAGTTACAGATCGAACACGAGGAGGAATTCGTATGCGATTGGTAGCGGGTCAGGCTCCGTTATTAGATAGATCTACAGCCATTAAGGAAACAGCAAAATCGTCATTAAGTAATCAATTTACGCTTCGCTATAATTTTGATCCCGTAACAAATACGCATAATAGTTATGCGTCTAGGGACAGGAACAACAGCACCCTGTGCAGGATTAGCCAGGAGCAGGCAGGATTACGAGAGCGTGCGGTTATTGATTCTCCTCTTATTTATAGTTCGATTGTGGCTGATTATGTTTTAGACTGGCTTGTAGATCATTTTGCTCTTCCCTCATACTATGTTGAGTACGATTGTTTCCAGCCTTTATTTATTACTTTAAACCTTGGTGATAACATCACAATAACTGATTCAGATATTTCTGATTCAGAGATCACAGCTACAGTTGAAAAATTAGAGCTAGAGGGTGGCCGGTGTCGAATTGGTGTCCGGTTATGGCTCCTCTACGATAAGCTGGGCGGCGCCGCCGCAGGGATGGCTGGTTCTCAGTCTGGGAGCATTTAATGAGTTTGTTTAGTTACGATCGAAATCAGGCGTCCGCTTTGGACTTGAACACTTTTTCAAATACGATAAAAAGCACAATTATTTCAAGTATTCCTGATGAGAAGCTATCTGGAAATGGATTAAGTTTTTCAACAATGGAAATGGCTGACATTGAGGAGGATTTCCAAGCCGGATCTGTATCGGATATACCTGACTTAATGCTTGGCTGGAAGGCCAAGATAATGCAACTTGGTACAACTTATTGCCAGGTGGCCAAGTGGGAGGGCCGTACAATCTTATTTGTATGGGATTTAGCTATTGTTTCTAATGTTGATGGTCGTCCCCATCTTGAATCGTATGGTGATTTATTAGCTACGATTACATTGACGCATCCTGATGGAAAAGAGATTTTAGAATATACTGTAAGCGTAGAGGTTTAGATGGATGATATGACTGAAAGCGGGCGTAAGCCTGAAAAGAGACGCGCTGCCAAGCCTGTGAACGTTTCGCAGCTAAAGTCGCCCCTAGAGCGCATCCGCAAAGAGCCAGAGATGGCCTATCGCTGTTTTCTTTTGTGGGCGATGCAGAATCCACGCAAGCGTAATCAGGCGGCTGCTGGGCGTGCTATTGAGCGTCATCCAAATGTCGTAATGCAGTGGAAGAAGCGGTGGTCATGGTTAGATCGCGTTGACTCTGTAGAGCTACCTGATGTTTGCGCTCAGGCTATTTACAGAAAACGTTTTTACGATCGTTATAAGCTTCGGGAATTGATTGAGGTAGAGAAGTATTTGGCAGTTCCGTTTATGCCGACTACTCCAATTCCGGCAACTGTAGCAGAGGAGGTCCACAAGGCCACTGCTCCGACTCGTCAGGAGCACAAGGAAAAGAAGAGACGTGAGGAAATGCGTCGGAAGCACAAGGCTCTGGTTGATGGTGCGATCGGTTTGTTGGCTCGTCGTATTGCTTCAGGTGAGATCAAATGCAGCATGAAAGATCTGCCTATTTTACTGAAGATAAGAAATGAGTATGAGGATAATCATCTTGGTAGCGAGGAGGGCACTGGGTTTATAATTGAAACTGTCCGTGTTAAGCAGGCCAAGGCGTTAGGTCAGGATATTTTGTCTGCCATGTTAGAAGATGCTCGGGAGTCGGTTGCGATTTTGGGTGCATTAGTTGCGGCTAAAGAGCTTAAGGACCGTGCTGAGATCATGAATAACGAAACGAGTGCATCTGGGGTGTCATCATGAGTTTGGATAGGCTTAATGCGGCAGACATTTTAAAATCTATTCCCTGGGAGGGCCTTTTAGAGTCTGCTGATAATTTTTTAGATGACAAGAATAAGAACGATAATGATTTAGACGAGTTCATTATTGACCAGATTGATGATCGTATTGATTTTGCCTCAATAATTAATGGTCCTGCTGGTGCGGTTGCTGAGGCTTTAGACGGACCAGTTATTAAGTTAGTTTCATCATTAATTAAAGCTATATCAGGAGATCCCGAGTCAAGACAGGCGCGGAGAGAGGTAAGGAAATCGCGCAGGGAGGCGCGGAGACTTGCTCGCCAGGAGCGAAAGAAGGCCAGGATTGATGGGTGAGCTAGAATCTAAAGTAGACCGCAACTCTCAGCGCCTTGAAACATTGGAGGAGGACGTGAATACGCTAAAGATTGACGTTGCCAAGGTGCATCTTTCCCTTGAGCATAGCGATTTTCGTGCTGAAGAACGTTTTAAGTCGTTGTCTACATCTCAGATGGAAGTGAAGGAGATTCTTAAAGAAAGAATGAAGGATGAGGAGAGGCGTGCGAAAGAGTCTAGAGAGTACCGGGCGAGGCGGGAACAGTTAGAGCTACAAGCTAATCTCGATCGCCAGAAATGGGTAAGAAGCCTAATTAATCCACAGACTCTATTTATTATATTTGCAATTATTCTAAGTTTTTTTGGAATGAGGGTCGCAGAGGTTGCTGAAATTGCAAATTTAGCAGGAATTCCGATACCCGCTAAACAACAAGGGTCAGCGCCGGATGCGTCTGAAGTCGTGGCGCCCGAATAGGGTATTCTGGGCGTCATTTTCGCTAAACTGTTGGCGTAAATTGGCTATACCTGCTACGAATGGAGCCTGGAAGGACCGCAAGCCGTGATCGTAGAAATCGAAAGATGGCTACAGACTAACGAATCTGACAGACCTCGTTTAGTTGAAGCCGCAAAAGATATAATAATCGCATTAGTGAGTAAGAGACCAAACTATGCTAATTGGCGCGGTCTGCCTCGATGTGTTGAAATTTGTCCATCATATTTGTCTAAGAACAAGAATTACAGTCCTCAGACATCTAGAAATGCGTGGTCTGCCTTGAAGGATATTGTTGGTTGGAGTCAGCTTCCGCGTAAACAGGTCCGACGAACAATTACTAAGCTTGGGTTCCAGCCAAGGAAACCAAAATACGGCCATCGATATGGTACGCATTTGTTCATTTCTGGCTCGGTGTGGCGCGAACTAAAGAAGCTGTGTTTTCGGCTAGGACTGCTTAAAAATAAGCGTGCAAAGCCCATTGTGACAAGTATTATTAATAATACTAATAATACTACAACAAAGAAAGAATTATCCCCCCCAGCCCCCCAAAGGGGGACGAGGCAGAGCCGAAAGGGTCGTGTTAAGCATCCTAAGTATAATCAAGATTGGAAATCTCTATCCTATCGGGGTAAGGTAAAACGCCTACTTTTTTACACTATGCAGAAAGAAACGCTGAAAGAGAGCAGAAATACCGAGGGGAATAACGGGGTTGCGTTATATGAGGATAACTGGGGTCCGCTCGCCGCTTTCAGGGTATACCCGGAATGGGGCATTGGGTGAATTGGCTGGCGATGTAGCCGGATCGGTGTATATTTGGTATATGTGTAATGTCGGGACGAGGTTTCCCTCCGTCCGGCAACCTTCCTGTTGTTGTGGTGGGTCAGGGTCTTGCGGCCCTGGCCCTCATTACAGGTGATGAAGTGGATCAGATACGCATCAAAATCGGCAGCGTGATCGGGATTGATGTTCAGCGACTGCCTGACGCTTGCTATCATGAGATTGTGAAGGATTTTACGGTAGAGAATCCTGAGTACGTGCGTCGTAAGAAGTTCAACCGTTCTCTAAGGAACGTTCCTGAGACGATTGTTCTTTACCGTCATTACAAGAACTGGATTGAGGTTCCTCGCGGCGCTCTGAGTAGAGTGCGAGAGCTATTAAAACGATACAATTTAAGTCCAATCTTCTTAACTAATTCTGTTGTAACTGAGTCTCACGGCTTTCATCCTATTGAAGACTTTAATGTAACGTTAAGGCCCTACCAACAACAGGCATTAGAGAGGATGCACAAATGTGTACAAGGCGTAGTCCAGATGCCCTGTGGTGCTGGAAAGACTGAGCTAGGCTGCGCGGCAATTCTAACCACTGGGGAGTCTGCGGTCATATTGGTCCACACGGACGATATTTACCAGCAGTGGAGGTCTAGGGTCCATCGCATGTCTGGGACGGCTCCTAGAGTGGTTTCTGGGACAGCCAAGAGCGATTTGTCCCCCCTGATGCCAGGCGAGGTGTCGGTTTGCATGATCCAGACCTTAGTTAGTGCTGGTGAGCTAGCGTTTCCGTTAATCAAGAGTGCTGGTGTCGTGCTTACTGACGAGTGTCATCATATTCCTGCACGCACATGGTCAAAGTTAATGAATGAGTTTCCCGCTCGCTTTCGTTGGGGATTGACGGCTACTCCTGAGAGGAGTGATGGGCTTGGGATTTTGATTGAAAGCATGATTGGCAATTTGCTTTATAAGATAGATACTAAGGCTTTAATTAAAGAAAACTATTTAATGAGTCCAAAGATTATTCCTGTATGGACAGGCTGGCAGGCGCCGGAGGATTGTTATCCATCGAAGGCGAAGTGTCCAGGGTGCAAGAAATGGATCAAATGTGTTGAGTCTCAGCATATAGATGAGCAGGTTTACTGCAACCGCTGCAATCATAGGCTTCCGTATTCTAGTCAGTTTGAAACTGGCAATTTGAATTACAGCAAAGCTGTTACTGAGATGAGTAACGACAGTTCACGAATAGCGATAATTGTAGAGCTTGTGAAAGCTGCAACCAGCCACAAGCGAACTGTTTTGGTATTAACTCCGAGAAAATCATCCGTTAATAAGCTTGTTGCGCGATTAAACTGGCAGGGGATATCCGTTGTTGGTGTCACATCAGATTTTAAGAAGTCAGAGCGAAAGAAAATGATAGATGATGTGCGTAAGGGTAATGTCAGCGTTTTGGTGGCAACTCAGCTAGCTGACGAGGGGTTAGATCTCCCTGTCCTAGATTGTGCAATAAACACATCAGCCGGAAGGAACGTGGGTACAGCTAAGCAGCGGGTCGGGCGGACCTTACGATTAGCAGGTATGCAGCCATTGGTATTCGAGTTAGTCGATTCTGGGGAGTTCGAGGCCCAGTGGCGGGTGAGATCTAACGCCTATAGGAGCGAGTATGGTGATTGCGTTCACAGCCTCGAACCACTGGAATTGCCCGATGCGCTAGAGGTGCTGGACGTGGTGGAGAAACCTGGTCGCCATATGTCCTCCGGTCGCGTATGTAGTGGGTGATGGAGTGTAGCACAACTGGCAGTGCATCCGACTGTTAATCGGAAGGTTGCAGGTTCGAGTCCTGCCGCTCCAGTTCAGGAGGCAGAGTGACCCCAAAAATTGTAATCCCTCGCTATGAGGATTGTGAAATCCATGGTCTTCCGTGGGACGCATTTGTTGTTACCAATTCTGAGCGCAGCACATTGTTGTGCCCGCGCTGGAATTGGTTTCAGTACACTGAGAATCTTAGGCCGCTAGTTACAGATCGGCCTTTACGGATTGGGAGTGCTTGGCACCTCATCATGGAGTCGGTTTATCGTCATTGGATGGCCCACGATACTGAGTTCGATGATGCTGTATGGACAGATCCCCTTGAGAAAATTGAATCTGATTGGTCTGAGCAGTCTAAAGTCGGATTAGTGCCAGAGGACGAGTGGCGTACTGACGTGGAGAGGCTAAGCCGCTCCATGTATGGTTACATTCAGTATCGCGGTCGCGCTCCATCATCAAAATATCGTATTGTAGCCGTGGAGCAGGCGCTATGCGCTCCAATAATGGAGAAGGACACAGACAATGTATTCTCCCCTGATGCGGCTTTAATGGCAGAGGAATACGGGTTCAGAGAGGCGCGTACCGGAGAAGGAAAGGATGGTAGGTGTTCTGTAATCCAGAAGCCTTATTACTACATTGGTCGTGCGGATGTAATTGTTTTGCACCGAGAAACTGGTGATGCGTGGGTTTTAGACCACAAGTACACAGCTTCGCCTGAATCGTATCGAACGGCATCACTTATTGATTTGCAGATGCCTGGTTACTGTTGGATGCTGGACTGGATGCTCAAGAACGGGCATATTGATTTTTCAGGTAGTGGCCGAGTAGGTGGCTATATCTTTGAGGCAACGAGCAGTGCGCTTGCACGCCATCCGACTTTTCTAAAAAGCGGGAAAATCTCTAAAGCTGCTAATGCTAGGATAGCGAGTTGGAACTTTATTAAGTTTTGCGAAGACAATGAAATTGATGTTGCTCCGTATGCTGAGTACATTGAGTCGCTTAAGAAAAGAGTAGACAGAACGCTATATATATCAGATTGGACGCAGATTACTGAGAATGATATAGTGCGCTGCGCCAAGGAGGCGTATGGGGTAGCGAGGCGGATATCAGATCTGAAGTGGGACGCTGCGTTTGGCGACTTGTCTGATATTAATTATAGTCATCCCCGTCTGCCATTGTGTAAGCGTCCAGGTTCAAAGTGCAGATACACAACGATGTGTTTCAGCGAGTCAGCTTATAGCCTGGGCTTTGAGGTGGGTGATGGTGTTCGTTGGATCACCAACCCTAAGTTTTTATCAAATGACAACAACAAGTTGGAAGAGGAGTTAGGATGGTGACAAATAGTGGAATAGAATATTATATGGTGGGGACCAGCGGCATGACGCCGTTGCTGAAGGCGTTTATGTATGGCGATAGCGGTGCAGGCAAGACGTTTACGGCGGCTTCTGCCCCTAACCCCATATTTTTATTAACTGAGTCGAATGGATTGAAGAGCATTCAGAATTCAAATCCTGATGCGCTTGTGGCGCTGTGTACTGATATTAACCAGGTTCGTCAGTTTGTAGCTGCGGCATCTCGTGGAGAATTTCCTGATGAAGTGGAAACAATAGTTATTGATTCTATTACTGAGGTGCAGCGGTTATTTATTGATGAAATATTAGCTGCCAAGGGTGATGGCGATAAAAAGATGGAATGGCAAGATTGGGGAGTCATGACGGCTCGTATGATTAAATTTGTGCGTTGCGTGAGAAATCTGCCGTACAACGTCATTGTAACTGCTCTTTGTGAGTATGCGACTGGTGATGATGGAAGCGTGACTCGGATATTCCCATCATTTCAGGGTAAGAAACTTGCTAATGACATCTCTCAGTTCTTCAATGTGGTGGGCGTGGTTATTCGTCGTGAGGTTGAGACTGAACATGGGATTGTTATTAAGCGCGGGGTTCTAGTTGAGGGTCCGTCCCGGTATTTAATAAAGCCGTGTCATCCTCTTGTAGGAATATTGGAGCCCAATGTTTCTCAATGGATAAATGAGTGGAAAGCATCAATTGATTCAACTGAAGATAAAACTTCAAATTCTAATTAGGGGGAAGTAATGAAAGTTAATCCAGCAGAGTATGATGGGGAAGGCAAAGGCGGCGTCAGAGTTGGCGCTGTGGGTGCTGGTAGAAAGTTATTGTATGCTGTAGGCTACGAATACCGAGTTTATAACGACAAAGACTGTTTACGAATCAATTTCGTATGTCTTGAGGATTATGAAGAAAATAATGATGAGGGGAATGTAATTACCTCTAATTTCTTTCTTACTCCAAAGGCTATTTTTCGTCTCGGCATCTTTGCGAATCGAGTTGGATACAATGATGAGTTTGATCCTATGGATAGCAATTCAATTGAGCGCATAATGTGTATGGCGCCCGTTATTGGCTATGTCGAGATTTCTGAGAATGGTGAGTTTACAAATCGTACTCTTTCTACAGATCTCGGTAAGTCAAATATGTCTCGCAACAATAATGGAGACCTTGATTTTTCTGAGGATCAGATAAAGTGGATCAGTAGCGCTGAGGAAAACTGGGAGCGTCTTCAGGCTTGGGGCCTAAAGAAGAAATCTGATGGCGGTTACAATTCCAGCAGTTCTGCTCCTGTTAATCATGATCTTAGCGACGTGCCGTTTTAGTATTAAAGCTGTATTGTGGTTAAATGGATAGGGCGTCTACGGATACCCTGTCTCTTCTTCTACTGGGTAGATTTTATGGATAGCAACACAGGTATAGACGAGTCCATTTTTGTTGTTTTAAATACTGAGAATCTGAAGCGGCTATTTGCGTCTTATCAGGGGAACATGGTCTCTAGTGAGGCTTTTTTCTATATGATGAGGCATGTCAAGCCTGACGGCTATCATATATTGAAAAGCAGTACAGTAATGTCTGAGGAGCCCACAATAATGGAAACCGTGTGGCTAATATCCTTATTGGAAAATGCTCCGGTTATGACTCAGGTGGTTAATAATGTTCCAGCAACGCGCCTAAAGGTAATTTGCGGCCTAAAAGAGTTCAATGATTACATTACGGTATTTACAACAGAGCAGGTCCAGCAGATTGTTTACACTAATTCGTCTGCACGTCAGTGTGCTAACTGATGGTGTATGTTGGATTAGACCCCGGCGCCGAGGGCGCCATAGTTATCTTAAGAGACCGCTGTGCTTACGCTGCGTTTTGGTGGGCGAAGGTACAGCGAAAGGGTCGGCGCGTAATCAAGCTTCAAATGACAGATATGGACGGAGAGAGCCAATCTGTAATTATTGAACGCTATTCATCAATTGGTTCTATTGTTTCTGAATATTTAGCGGAAAGCGGTTTTACTGATGGGTATATTTGTTGCGAGGATGTGTACTTAGGCAGAAATGTCCGCACATTAATTGACTTAGCTCGCAACGCGGGCTCGGTGCTGAGCCCCATTGAAGAACATTTTGGCCTATCCTCCTCCTATGTCCCCGCTAATGAGTGGCGAGAAACGGTATTAGGTGTGAAAAGAGGCACGAAAAGAGATCAGGTTAAAAACGCTTCTATGTTATTGATCCCGAGTCGAGTGGACGGTATGCGGAGCCTAATATCTTTATCAGGCTCATCAACGCACATTTGTGATGCGGCAGGAGTGGCAGAGTATTGTAGAGTAACAACAGGGAGAAACACTAATGGGTCAAAACGATGGTTCCGCCCAGTTATTTTTGGGGCGCAATCGCACTGAACGAGATCCTGTAAAGCAGGTATTTGATTTTTGGGCATCTAAACAGCGTCGTCCTCACGTTTGCAAGCTCACGAAGGAAAGGCGAGAGCTAATCCATTCCAGGCTTGGGCTGGGGTATACCCCGGACGATTTGATCCATTTAATTGAATATGCTTACGAGGCTCAGACCGATGAGGCTATGTGGTGGAGAGGCGCTAATCCAATCAAGCGCTCTTACCTACGATTAGAGAATTTGCTCCGAAAGAATAAACTCGGAGACAGGGTGGAGGCGTCCGCGAATTGGCGCGAGGACATCTCTGGTCCTGCTAAAACAGATCCTTCTGCTGTTCGTGACTCATTTGGACCGTTAGAATTTTTTAGAGCAGGTGACAAGTGAGCACGATTAGCGATATAAACAGTTATTCTCTTAAAGCTGTAGTGAAGGCACTTAATTACACTCCTGGGCGCATGAGGTCTCTGTCACCGTGTCCGTCTTGCGGTGCGAATCGGAGGGGCCGCAAAGATCCGCGAGGCCCAGTGAGCCTTAATAGGGACGATCATTATTGGAACTGCTATAGCTGTGATGCTCATGGTGATGTTGTTGAGTTTCTAAGCCAACATAAGCACCAAAAGAATACAAAGGAACTTAGTAGGGATGAAATAGAGGCTTTGTCGGGGCTGATTGGCTCTGGTCGAACAATGATCAATGATCGCTCGATGCCCTATTCAGCAGTTAAGAGCGTAAATACTATTGTTTCTTCCAAGCCAACTCCACCAGCCAGATCTTCTAGTGGGTTTCGGTGGTCATCGGATTTATGGAACAAGTGCAAAGATCATCTTTATAGTGATTCAGGGAAAGAGGTTCTTTCATACCTAATGACTATGAGATCTCTAAGTGAAGAGACGATTAGATTTTGGGAATTAGGTGCTCATGCAGTTCATGAAAACGGAAAGGTGGTTGAGCGGTGGGTAGTCATTCCGCTAAAGAACGAGGTGGGAAACGTCGTCAATCTTCGGTTCAGGCGAATTCCTACTCAATGCGTGTGTGGCGGCGTGGCGAGTTGTGAGCGATGCGATGGCACAGGGACGGTCGGGAAGGGCTACCGGGTGTGCGCAAACCGCCCGATGCCCCTATTTGGAAGCCATCTGCTAGGTGCTGCACGAGATGAGACCGTTTACATCACAGAGGGCGAGTTCGATGCGATGGCGCTCTATGAATACGGATACACGCGCAATGTTGTCTCAGGAACTACCGGGGCAGGAGCTAATTGGCCAAACGAGTGGTTAGATCTCCTAGAACCCTACAAAAACCATATTTTAATCTATGATGATGACGAGGCTGGACAGTTAGGGGCAGCTAAACTTTCAGAGAAATTGGGTGGGTATCGCACTTCTCTGGCCATGTTGCCATTAAATGACGTAAACGAATGTTTGATTAAAGGAATTCCAAAGGATGAGATGCGCCGTTGTATAGACAGGGCATCTTCCATGATCAATGTTACCCTGAAGAGGGTTAATGATTACGAAACTGATTTAGATGATCTCATTAACAATCCTGAGCGTCTTGTTGGCCGAGATATAGGCTCCAAGAAACTAGAAAGGGCTCTAGGTGGAATGCGGCCCGGCTTGTGGGTTCTGACTGGGGAGACCGGGCACGGTAAAACTACGTTTGCAACGTGGTTATTGCGCGAGCAGTCATTAATTGGCGCTCCAGCCATGCTCACCTCATTCGAGCAGCGACCTATCGGTACAGTTCAAAAGCTCCTCCGCGCTCAGTTGGGTGGCGATTTTATGCACTACACTCCAGAGCAACGCAAGACCGCTCTTGATGAGTTGGGAACGCTTCCCATTTTTATATTAGATCACTACGGCGAAGCTACTGCACAATACGTCATTGACTCGATACGCTATGCCCGTCGCCGTCATGATGTTCGTGTTGCCCTGATAGACCATTTAGGCTTTCTCGCCCGTGGTGCAGGAGATCGTGAGCGCCAGGTCATTGAAGAAATAGTAAGAAGCCTTGCGCTTGTTGCCATAAACGACGGGATAACTATATTATTGGTATGTCATCCTAACAGATCTTTCACGTCCCAGCAGCGCCGTGTGCGGATTTCAGATCTTAAAGGCGCTTCTGCTATAGAACAGGATGCGCATGTTGGTATAGTGGTTCAGCGTCAGGAACCCGATCCCCGTGTCGGTTTTCCGTGCGCTATGGTTTATGTTGATAAAGTAAGGAGTGAATTCGGCGCCCCAGGCTCATCGTTTATGATGCCATTTGATCCTTTGTCCTGTGTTTTTGCTGATACGTGGGATGAAACACCAAGCGGCAGAAAAGGTGTAAAAATGGTGGTGCAGCCCTGATGAAGTACAAAGTTATCAAGGAGATGTTGTTCATTAAAGACTCTGCTTCATCTACAGATAGCTTAAAATATGATGTTTTGGAAGTTGATGCTTTAGTGACATCTGTCCCTAAAGGCAGCATTCCAAGCTATAAGATAAGCTGGTTTTTTAAAATGTGTAGCCGAGATCCGCACAATACGAGGCGGATTTTATTTGATTTTAATGGGCAACTAAGGTCTGCCGTCATCGGAAAAGATGTCGTTGCCGTTATGGAGTAGTTATGCAAAATTGTAGAGTTTATCGCGTAAACTCAAACGATTTAGACAGGAGTGTAGACGATCCTGCACTTAGTCTATTGTTTCGAGAGGGATGGTCAGTCATTTGCCCAATTGCTCTTGAAGAGGATAATAAGATTGTTATTGCGTTAATATTGTCCCCTCCAACTAAGGGAAGGAAGGAGAAGCTTATGATTTTTAATATGGTCATTACTGTTTGTATTGCGATCTCGCTGATATATATGTGCATTTATGGAGGTGTATCTTGATCATTGAGTCTCATCCTGTATCCGTCCTGTCGAATCTTGCAGACAATCCAAGATCTATTGATGATGCAAGTCTGGATAAGCTGAAAAAGTCTATTGTGAAACTTGGCCAGTACGAGCCCATTTTAATCTGGGAGAAGGATTCTGGACGAATAGTTGTAATTGCCGGAAATCAGAGATTAAAGGCAATTCGACAGCTACTTCGCGCTGGTCATGACATTCCAAAGGAAATTCCATGCGTAAGATTTACTGGTACTGAAAAAGCAGCAAGAATGATCTGTCTCAGGGATAATCAATCAGATGGCGACTGGGATTGGAAAACTCTTCCGCTATATGTTTCAGATTTAAATAAGATGGCGTCAGAATTTCAGATTGATAGCGACTTGTTTGGGTTTGACCAAGAAGACTTACAAGACTTAATTGAAATGGCTGGAAACTCCTCAGATATGTTTGATGATGAGGCAATTCCAGAGGATGCTGAGGAGCCCGACATCTCTGACGGCGATGCCAGAGATACAAAAAGATCTCGTTTTGCCCGATTCGTTATCGGCAACGTAAGGGGTCGAGTAACTATAGATCAATACGGAATCTGGCTTCAGCATTTCGAGAAGTATTCAGACCTGCTGGGCTCTACAGATATACCCCTAATCATGTCAGCCATGCTAGACGACATTGAAGATAAAGCGAGGTTTAACCATGCAAATTAGCCAAGTTCCACTAACTTCAGTTCGTCCACTGGATAACAATCCAAGGACAATTGATAAAAAGGCAAAACGCAAATTGAGAGATTCGATTAGAGCGTTTGATCTCTATCGCCCACTGGTCTGCTGGAAAAATGAAGACGGAGTTTCATTTGTTATTAGCGGCAATCAAAGGCTCTCAATTATTAAGGAAATGCACCAAAACGGTGAATACACAAGTCCAACTGTTCCTGTTGTTTACTACAGCGGGAATGAAGCCGAGGCCAGGATTGTGGCACTGAGAGCCAATCAGTCAGATGGGGACTGGGATTACTCTAAATTAGCTGATTTTATTGATGACTTGAAATCTCTTGCTGACGACGAGTACTCAGATCTTTCTCTTACTGGATTTGATGCCACAACATTATCCGAATTGGGTAAATTGTCTGAAGTCAATATGGAGAACTTAGATCAAGACAATGAAACGGATTCATCAGGCGAGAACGGTGAAAAGAAACCTGGCCAAACCTATGTGGACCACAGATTTGCAGTATTTACTGTTGGTAATCTGCGGGGCAAGCTCACCATGGAGGTTTACGGGCGATGGTTGACTTTGTTCGAGGCTTATTCAAAGCACCTCGACACCACAGATGTTGGCGTAATCATCGAAACGATGCTTGCAGATCTTTCTAAATAATCAGATAATTACAGGGATGTAAAATCATATGTCGTCAAATAATACTGATCCTAATAACGATAAAAACATAAATGCCGCAGCTAAAGCGGCCCTGGCGCTTTCTACATCATTTAGTATTATACTACTAAGCGTTGGATGTTTTATTCTGATGTTATCTAAATCTGGCTGCATGTAAAATGTAAATCAGATATTTATGGGATGCTAGCCCGATAGGGGAATCAATATGGCCGGACGACATGATTTTACCTGCGATCAGGGCGCGACCTTTGAGCGAGAGATAATCCTTAAAGATTCTACCAGTACCATTATTGATATAACTGGGGCGACGGCTGAGATGGATGTCCGTCAGCGGGTAGACTCGACCACAACCCTGATTGAGTTGTCAACAGCCAATGGGCGAATCACTATTGACGGGTCTAACGGAAAACTCACTCTTCTCATAGCGTCTGCCGATACTACAGATCTGGTCACGAATGGGGTGTACGATCTGAAATTAACCTATGTATCTGGTACTGTTGAACGCATCCTTGAGGGTGAATTTACGGTAGATCCTCAAGTAACGAGGACATAATGCCAGTTGTTACCATTTCATCACCTTTATTTAAGGTGTCAGTGGTAAACAGCGCTACGACTGTAGTGGTCCGCGAGACAAATACTCAGATCATTTCAGTCGGAACTGTAATCCAGACTGGTGGCACCTCATATATTACATTTACCGCTGGAGCAACAGTTGCCGTTGGTGATTTATTAGCATTTAATGATTCTGGAAGAGTAGTTCCTGCTGACTCAGCTTATCCATCTTCATACTCATCATTTAATCCGTATGAAGTAATAGGAGTTGCACGAACCGCAGGAAATTCTGGCGATTCCGTTACAGCTTACGTAAGTTATGGAGAATCTTATTCTGTAAGTTTTGATTCAAACCCGGTTTTGGGCGACATAGGTAAAACAGCTTACTTGACATCGACGGTTGGCAAATGTAGTCTGAGTCCACCAGTTGCTAGCGCAGTAGTGGTAGAAGTTGGTATAATAAACCTGGCGGACGGATCATCATCTGCTGGAATAATATTTTCCCCTCAAACTTTAGTAATTCTTCCCTAATAAATTATCTGGAGGCCAATCGTGGCTGAACAAGTAAACAACGTCGTACTCTATGATAGTTCTGCGGCAAAATTCAGAACTATTGATGCCAGTGTGGGGGGCGACACCCTACGTTGGAACGTCAACACTACTATTGGTGGCAATCTTACTGTCACTGGTACAACCACCACAGTTCATTCTGAAACTGTTCTTATCAAAGATAACTTTCTTGATCTAAATTACGGATACACCACTGCTACTGCTGAGGCTGGTGGTCTTACGATCAACTATCTTCCTACTAGCGTCACTGATACGGTTACCGCGTTTGTTGCTAGTCCTCCTCGAATGACAGTTAATAGTATCAGTGGCTTCGCAGCGAATGATATTGTTCAAGTGACTGGATCGGAAGACGCGTTAAATGACGGTCTATACATTCTTTCGGCAACGGATACAAATACGCTAACATGCCAAGGTGTCAGCGGAACAAGTGTAGCAGAGCCTTTTGCTCGCAATCAGTTCACAGGATCTAGCGGTGAAAGCGCAACGGTTACCAAGGTTACGCTGAGCGTTCTTAAGTGTCATACTGATGGTGTGTGGAAGATTGGAGCAGGCGCTACTTCTCCATTGACTTATGCCGATATTCAAACTGGTAGTGATTCAGCCGATTCACTTCAGGGTGCATATGAAGCTGGTGCCACGATCACTACGGCATCCAGCACCGATATTGCCTTCACGCTTTCAAGCGGGGATTTTACCGCTAGCGGCACGGGATCGGTAGATCTTACTCCTACTGGTGCCTCTTCGTTTACTTCTGGCGGCGCTCTGACCTTTACTGCTGGCGCGGCATCTACGTGGAGTACATCATCTGGTGCTCTTACTATTGATTCTGCCGGTGTTCTATCAATGGACACTGATGGGACAGACGCAATTAATCTTGGTACTGAAGCGGCTGCGAAGACGATCACGATTGGTGCTGACGCCTCAACAATGGTCGATATTAACGCGCTCGACATTCAACTTGATGCCGGCTCCGGTGGATACGACATCGATGGTGGCGGGAACTCAACTATCTCAACATCAGGCACTGGTACATTAACCATCGACTCTGCTGGCGCACTTGTCATCGATACTGATGGAACTGATGCTATTAGTATCGGTACTGAGGCCGTCGCCAAGACCATCACTGTTGGTAATGATGCATCTACGAAGGTTGACGTTAATGCGTTAGCAATCGAACTAGACTCAGCGGGTACACTTGTTGGAAACTCTGTTGGTGCGATGACTCTGACTGCTGGTGCAACATCTGTATGGAGCACGTCAGCCGGATCTCTTGAGATAACTGGACAAGTGGATACCTCGCTGACTTCAACTACTGGTGATCTCGTCGTCTTTGCGCAGGCTGGGACGGCTGATCTCACAGGGTTTGGAGATTGCAACGTCAGTTCGATGACTGCGGGTGTATTAATCGACGGTGCCGTAGTGTCATTGGATGGTACTGATGATTCAAACTTCACTGTAACTGGAAGTGGTAAAGATTTGCTTCTTGCTGCGGCTGGTGGTGGAGCACAGAAACTTCAGTTAGATTCTGCTGGCACCGGAACAGATGCTATCGACATTACTGCTTCAGCAGGCGGTATTGACGTTGACGCTTCCGGCGCATTAAGTCTTGATGGTGGATCTATTAACATTGGTACAGCTGCTGATGTTGCTATTGATATTGATTCAACAACACTAGATGTTGATGCTTCCGGCGCCATCACAATGGACACGTCTTCAACAATGACGCTGACAGCTGCTGGACTTAATCTGGCTGGCGGTTCGGCTGAAATTGATGTGACTACCACCGGGGCGGTAGACATTAACAGCGGTACTGGTACATGGGACTCGTCCGGTCTAAGTCTGGATGCGAGCGGCGCATCCAACTTCACCACTTCATCTGGCGCCCTGACACTCACGTCAGCGGCAGCGGCAACGTGGAGCACCGCAGCCGGTCGTCTGACACTAAGCGGCAATACCGGTATTACGGCCACCTCCACTGGGGGCACCCTATTCCTTAACGGGGCTGGTCAAAACGTAGATGTTGATGGTAATTTCATTGATCTCGACGCGACTGGCGGGATCGATCTAGATGGCGGTGGCGCTATCAGTCTTGATTCAGGAGCCGCATCCAACTTCACCACCTCAGCCGGTGCCCTCACGCTAAGCGGCGCGGGCGGCATTACGAATACTTCCACTGGTGGGACGTACACTGTTAATGCGACTGGTCAGACTGTTGATATCAACTGTACGGAAGTGGACATTGATTGTACTACTCTAGGACTCACCGCGACGGGGGCCTTTGCTCTCGATGGTAGCAGCAATAGCCGCGTAGGGGTGACATCCGCAAATCTTAACCTTAAGACAACTACCTCGGGCAATATTGAACTTGAAGCCGCTGGTTATGTTTACAATAAGTCCTTTATTGCGGTAAATGGTGATGCTCCTGCCACAGATGCGGATTCTAAGATCGGTTGGCGAATGATCGCTGGCGAGGCCATCACCCAGCGTCATATGGTTTACATCGGTAATGGCGGCCTGTTTACGGCTGACGCCTCATCTATCGATACTGCGATGCCGCTTGGTTGCGCGACTGCCGCAATTTCTAATGGCGCCTGGGGCAACATCGCGGCTATCGTGGGCTCGTTCGTCAATCCGCTATTCGATACTGCTACTGGTGGTGGCTCTGATGCGGGAAAACGAGTCTATCTGTCTGAGACTGCTGGTAAGGTCACTCTAACTCCTCCCACTACTAGCGGGAGCGTTGTTTATCAGGTAGGCCACCTCGTTTATAGTGATTCGAACACTACTGGTAATCTTATCGCATGGATGCCACAATTCATCATTGAAAACCCATAGTCTTAACTGACTAAGCATTTGATCACTTGCCCCCACTATCGTAAGATGGTAGGGGCTTAGTGCATTGGAGGGTTACTTTGGCAGTGCGATTATCTATTATTCCGGCAGCCGACAGCATTTGTTTGACTATTCCTGTTGGCGTTAAATGTAGCATTGATTTTGCAGACGAAGAAGCCTGCAATCAGTTGCTCCAGCTTCAGGGTGATTTCGGCAAGATTAGCGAGCAGGGAATTCTTCCCATCATATTCCAGCATGGTGAAATATTACTTCGCGGTTTAGAGATGAGGACGGAGATCCATCAGCATGTTTCTACATTTGAGAAGTCTTGCGAGTCTGCTCAGGCAAATGCACAGGAGAAACTTCGAGAAGAAGTAGAACTTCTTAAAGAAGAAACCCTAAAAGATATGCTGTTTGAGATTACTGAGGAAAAGCCAATTATATTAGAGTCCGTGCGCCCTGCATCTAAGAAGCTCTAATTTTTACCCCCCTAGTTTCGTTTTTTTGATGGTTGAAAGTAAAAAACCATTAATAATTCTGTATACATATATGTATATAGGGGGCTCTGGTTGCGGCCTACCAGTTTTACGTTTTCTCTGCAAGTAGAGTCTGCCAATTCCATATGATACGCTGGTGTAGAATTTAATAGGTTTTCTGCTCGGGGTTTAATCATGTCTACAGTTCGGCTTGGCTCATTGGGTCAGGATGTTGTCCTTGTTCAGCAGAGAATCAACCATCATGGCTTCGGTCCATTATCTGAAGATGGTGACTTTGGGAAAAAGACGGAATCTGCTGTGGTGCAATTCCAGATGGCGCAAGGGCTGAGGGGTGACGGGGTAGTGGGGCCGTTGACGTGGGGTGAACTGCTCGATGACTATGCGGAGGCGGTAGGTGGTCGGGCGGAGATAGCCCTTATGGTGCGCGAGAAGGAGTTGGGGGGCCTTGTGGCCAGCGCGGGCTCAGGGGCCGATATAGGGGCTGTTTTGTCGTTTGCGGTTGAAGATCTGGGCAAGCGCGAGCATCCCAGTGGTTCGAACGCCGGTCCTCATATTTCTCACTTGGTTGACGGATACCACGATTACTGGAAGCTGGATAAGTCTAAATATCCGGCCCTGCCCTGGTGTGCGATGGCTGTGAGCCGATGGATTTATCATGGGCTCGGGCTGAGTTCATGGAAGGAGCACCCGTTCGGCCATTTCTTCGGTGGCGTCGGTCAGATAGAAGACTGGTCGAAGGAGCACGGCAAATTTTTCACCCCCGAAGAAGATGGTCTTCCCCCTGTAGGAGCTATATTTTTGATGTCCAGATCATCTTCTGGCTCAGATCCGAGCCGATCGGCCAGATCAGGTCATACTGGTTTAATCCTATCTGTAGAAGATGATCAAATCGTAACAATAGAAGGCAATGTAAAAAACTCAGTAACATCAATGAACCGTAATCTGTCTGTCCTGACTGGGTATGTAATCTGGTGGGAATAATTGGAGTAATCATGGATAAATTAAAATCTCGTAAGTTCTGGTTAGCAATCTTAGGCGCTTTAATGCCAATAGTCGGAGGATATGTGAGTCAGAGCCTATCATTAGAGCAGGCCCTAAGCGCATCTAGCGCTGTCCTGATCGCCTATATAGTTGGTCAGGCATATGTTGATGGCAAGGAGAAAGAGTCCGCCCCAGTAAGGCTTTCCCTTCCTAAAGCTAAGGAAGAGTAATCCAGCTAAGGATAACCGCTGACGGTAATCTGGGCGGGTTTGTGGTGCAGAATAACAGTTCGGTAATCCCCATTACTAAACCTTGCTTTCTAAGCGCGTTATTCTGCACCACTCACCCACTTTCCCACCTATATAATCTTATTATTTACTTCAAAAGTCCTCCTGAAAGTGCGCCTTTAAACTGGAATATGGGACCGCTTCAAGATTTTACATTTATCATGGTAGTCAAATAACCTGAAATGTGGTATTTGTAGGAGTGTATTCGGAATCAACCGGTGCACCGGGGGGCCGATCTGATGCACCTTATATATAGGGGACAGGCTAGGATATGGCGACACACCAGCAAAATGCTGTTTCAACCGTCACTTTCAAGCAGTAATCAGAAAGCTTATCCATTGTAATCTACAACAACAGCAGGAGGGCGCAATGCCTGAAGATAAGACAGAAGAGAAACAAAACATCTCGGGGACAGGAACGCGGATCGATTGGAGTACATCTAATTTTAGTATTACTCCGAGTAATTTGCAGGCGCTATGTGATCAGGCGGGTCTGGGGATCAGCATTGATCCAATAGATCTGAATTCGGTTGTTAAGCGAATCGGAAATAACTATAAGCGAAAGGTGCGCGGTCAGTATGAATTCCAGAGCAAGATCGTAAAAACTGGTGATTCTGATAAGACAATCATATCTGTTGCCATTTGGGAGCAAGATGAGATCACCGAGGAATCGAAAGCAGAGCACGTTAATCGTCTAGTATGGGATAACATCTCATCTCTCTGGCTTGACACTGGTCTTAAAAAAGTTGATGAGAATGCTCCGGCTGATGAGCAGCGCACCCAGGCTGCCATCATCGCTGCAACTTCTTATCTGCTCGGAGCAATCCGGCATGACCAGAAGCATCTCAACAGCACGCAGCTATACTGCTTGTACCTGAAAAGCTATCTCTCTGACAAGTGTATGGCAGTTGGAGTCTTCAATCATCGCTGCAAGCCGTATTACATCGGTCCTGGTTTTGAAGAGGAGAATTTTCAAAAGTTCTTATCATTTATGGGTAAGCTAACCTCATATTCTGATAAGAATGGTCAGCGATGGTTGTTCGACTGCACGTATCCCTCCACACAAACTGCAATCAATAATGCAGAGCAGGGCATATCCTGTATGGTAGAGGAGCTTCAGGAGAAGATGAGCGTATGGCGTAACTCTAAGAACAATGTTCGAGGAGACGCGCTTGCTGAGCGTATTGCTGAGTTTAATGATATTAAATCATTTGCTGGTCTTTTCTCTGATGCGCTTGAGTGTCAGATGGAGAGCCTAACTTCTGATTTTGATAAATGTCAGAGTATGATCGATCAGGCCATCAAATACCGTGACGCAGGCGCGAGCCCGCGTCTAATTAAAGTGTTCCAGCGACTCATTGATCGTCACGATGATAATTGTCCGATGGGATTCGTTATCCCATCAGATGCCCTGCTTAATGTGAGCAAGGTGAAGAAGCCTAAGATCGGAGTCTTATGCGCTACCGCGTTGAAGGCGCCATCTTATTACAGTCCGTCAGGGTTAGGCGGTAAGGCTCTGAAGGCTTGCGGCTATCAAGGACGACTGATTGAAACTAAGGCTAAGAATTTCGACGAGGTAATGGAATACGATCTTGTTGTTATGAAGCTTGCTGAGGAAGAAAATCCAGAGGTGGAGGCGAATAGCTAGACAGCTAATCTTATTCGACGGGGTGCCCTTTGGTGCCCCGTCATCTTTATTGCAACAACATTATTTACTACAACAACATTATTTACTACAACAACAGGAGTAATCATGCAGGCAATAGCGCTGAAACTTAAATGGACTGAGTATACGGGTCCGCATAGCATAATCAATTCGATGAAAGTGATATTTGATCTTGTGGTGGAAGCCTATCATGATGATATTACTTATGATCTTTCATTCCTAACTAAGTATTGCGCTGAATTAGATCTGCCCAATCTTGACAACGAATCACTCCGTTGGAGTGTAGGCAATTGTGGTAGTCAGATCGGTATAGTGGAACATGGTGCCGAGTCTCGGTGGACTCATCATTGTGCCTCTTATCTGCACTACGAAATTCAGTTTTACAAGAACAAGTTTAAGCTTGTCCAGGTGGACGCTCACCTCACTTCCGAGAAGTACATCAATGCTATTGGGGGTATGTAATGTCTAAGATCATATCTGATCATCAGCGTATAGCAGGCGCCACCCAGACATCTGAATACTGCGGAGACATCCAATCGCTTGCTCGTACTTATATTGGATTTATTCAGGAACATCGCAACAAACAAAATCATCCTTTGGGTAGGCAGTTCTATGTTGCCGATGAGGAGGAAGGTAAGGTTTACCTCTCACTCATTAAAGGCCCCATGGATAAGTCGTGGGGCGAGATCCCCCGCAAGCTAAGGCATAAGTTGATGCGGCTGGTAATTGGCAACGTCCAATCTTCTCATGCTCTTTTACTTATTGAGGTATTTGAGGTGGTCTATCTAAGCTGTCATGGCTTAAATGATCACTTCATGTGGAGCTTTAAGGTTGGCTCTACATCAGAATCAGATCTGATTTACCAAGATTTACCAACAACAACACTTAACATCTGGAAAGAAGGCATAAACTCAGTCGTTTATACCCAAATTTAATACGTCTAATTTACCGTAATCGGGTTAGTTAGGATCGCGATTCAATAGAAAAACCTCAAAACGTCGCCTGAAAATGGCGGTTGTAGGCGGGTTTCTATATGTTTACACGTTCTTGACAACCACTAACCCTTCGCGTGTAATAATAGGGCATGTTGTCAATTTATTCCTCGCGCGCGACGGCGCTCATAACAACAGGGCAATCAATGGCCACAAAACTATCCCCCACAGTTAGCGCAATCCTATGTCATGCGTTCAAGGTATCCATGGACACTGCTCAGATCTGGATCAAGTCTGGTCGTGTCTGTGTTGGCGCTCCATCGGATCACCGTTTGAACCATTACGGTCCACGCGTGATCGGAGTTGATAGAACCTTGGAAAATCTAGACGATGGGCTCACCGATCGCTTTGAGATCCGAGTGTTAGTGCCTGATGAATGCGATCACCTTGTGAGAATTTGGCACACTGTGATCTTTACGCCGCCACCTACTAAGATTTTTAATTCAATTCAACAACAGCAGGAGATCAAATGAATCTACAACTAGATCAAACTAAAATAGCAATGAGATTAGTAGAAAAGGTTTTGCATCGTGCTCAAATCCCGCGTCGTGATCTTAGTCCAAATCAGATTCGTCGCCTGAATATGGATGATCTTGCAAGAGCGGAGCAAATTCTCGCAGTACTCATCTACTCAGGCACACTGCTTGAGATAGATGAGAGTGAGAATTCTCCCGACTATCCTATGACCGACTTGGCTCAGGGAATTCTTGGTCAGATATGCTTATTAAAGTATGGGTCATTGAATGCGGCTGATGATGCAACGGAAATTTGCGCACATCTTCAGGTTCTGCTTGATGATCTGACTAATCACTATCCAATTGCTGCTTAACAAGCCATCTGGCGTCCCTCAGCTTTTCTGAGGGGCGCAAATTTGTTTTATTGCGACTTTTAATCACAACAATAAACAGTAGGAGATCCATAATGGAGACAATCCAATTAGCTGAGATAGCATATCAAGCGATTGATAAAACGCTCGCAGAGCTGGATCGGATGATCAATAGAATTGATCGTACTATCCCAGCAAAGTACCTCAGTCAGACGCAAAATGACTCAGAAAAAGGTGGACAGGCTGCAAATCTGAGGGATCTTCGCACGAATCTCATAAATGCTAGGACTGCCATCTTCCGTTTCAATGATAACGAGGTGAGCTAACGACTCTAATCTCATGGGGATGGCCTTTGTCGTCCCCTTATATTGCAGTTTTTAATTCAATTCAACAACAACAGGAGATCAAATGGGATCAGGAACAGAAGTTATAAATAGCGCCGGGTATCTTCCCGGCACTGATAAGGTGGCCTTCGAGTGGCATCCTTTATGGTGGCATGAGCAGGGCCTGACGGAGACGGCATCAGGATACGGACCTAAGCTGAACACAGGCTTTAAGATCCAGTTCAACGGACGCATGTATCGCGTCTACTGTTGTCAGTGGAGCAATAGCGGGACAAATTACATAATCAGCCTCGGTGAGCAGCTGGTAATTCCCGATCACCGAATCTTCATTCAAATCGGACATCGCAGAGATTGTGCTACGGAGATCGATCACTCCCTACGATGCAATTGTGGTCTCATTGACTACGACGAGGAAGAACATCAGAAGGAGTCATCCTGAGATTAATCTAGAGCGCTCCTCAGCTTTTCTGGGGAGCGCAGTTATATTTATTGCGACTTTTAGTCAACAACAACAACAATAATAATCATCTCAACAGGGAGATATAATGTCAGCAATACCACCACATCTTGTGGTTGCACAGCCTACGGCTAAGCCTACAGCTTTGGATAATATCCTAAAGCTGGAAAGTGAGTTAAATTCTAAATACTTTGAGCGGCAGGGTCCAATTCGATCTCTAATGATCGGGCTAATCGCTCAAGAGCATGTTCTGCTACTGGGTCCACCAGGCACTGCTAAGTCCGACTTGTCTCGTGACCTATCAAATCAGGTCGGGGCTGAATTCTTTGAATATCTAATGACAAAGTTCAGCACGCCCGAGGAGATTTTCGGGCCTATCTCACTAAAGCAGCTTCAGAACGACGTGTATAAGCGCGTAGTTAATCGGAAGTTGCCTACATGTCAGATCGCATTCTTGGATGAAATCTTCAAGGCTAATTCGGCTATCCTGAACTCGCTATTGACCATCATCAATGAGCGAGAATTCGATACTGGCGCGGGGCGGATGAGCGTTCCTCTGGATATAGTAATCGGAGCATCTAATGAATTTCCACAAGATCCTGGTCTGGGGGCGGTTTATGATCGTTTCCTGCTCAGGCATTGGGTGGAAGACATTTCTACTGATGCGAATTTTGAAGCGTTGCTCCTTGGCCAACAAGGATCTCTCACCCAGACTCTATCCAGTAGTGATCTCGATGAGCTTCGAGCGTTGCGTAAGACGATTGATATTACAGCAGTCATTCCTAAGCTAACTTTAGTAAGAAAGGAGCTTAAAGCTAAGAAGATCCGTGTCAGCGATCGTAGTTGGAAAAAATGTCTCAAGCTAATCGCGGCGCAGGCTCTTCTTAATGGTCGTACCGCAGCGGTTTCTAAGGACGTGATGATCCTGAAAAATAGCCTTTGGAGCGACAAAGATGATCGTCAGTCGGTTCTTACTATCTTGACTGGTGAATGTGAGGACGTGAACACTAAGAAGGCTCTTGAGTATAGAGATATGGCTTCTGAGGTGTATAACGAGCTAAAGGATAGGGTTGCTGATGGAACCATAACTCAAACGATCAGTAAGGCTAAAAGTTCTAAGGGTCTCAGTGACAGAAAGGACGCAACTCTATTCTGGAGGGCTAAGCGTGATGAGTTGGAAGAATTTTCTTTCAAGTTGCTTGATCTTGAATGTACCCCTGAAGTTATCGAGGTTGCTGAGCAGATCGACTTACAGATGAAGTGGTGTGGTGATCAAGTCACAAACACTAAGACATCAAAGGCAATCCGATGAAGGAGATGCTCTTAATCCATAATCACGGTATGCGTGAGACTTCTCGTTATCAGAAGTATCTTCATGAGGAGAATTCCCCTGGGACAATTCTAAAAGATTCTGAGGGAAAGATTCAGGGTACTCTGATTGACAATGAAATCGAGGCATCATCAGCGGTTGATGATGCTACTGTGCTTGGACGGGAAACATTTTCTGTGTTGCACGGAGATCCCGAGCCAGTAGAAAATCCTACTTGCTCCAAGTGGCTACAGTACATCACTGGCCTAATCGATTCTACGCCAGAGTTTGAGGAATTTCGTGACGCCTGCCGAGGCGATAATGACTTTTCTTTAATCGGTGCTGCTGGACTGTTGGAGGACATCAATGATGATCTGTCTTCCTACTTTAACGAGATCGCTCCTCATGAAGATCAGGACGATGACGGAGAAGGCTCAGAGAATCCACACGGATTTAATGAGGCAAAGTGGACTAATGAAGCCCTAAAGGGAAAAATTAAGTCATCGATTATAAAGCATACTCAGGATATTGCAGAGACCAAGGCTATGCTTTCTGCTCTTTGCCCAGGATCTGAGGAGGCTCCTCCTGATTCGGATGGCAATTCTGCTAATCGATATAAGTTAATTAAAAAGCTCAAGAATAGTAAGGAGATCCATAAGCTTCTTGAGAAGGCTGGAGCCATCATGTCGGTTTACCGTAATGAGGTTCAGAAAAAGGCTATCCAAGGCTCAGAAGAAATAGTTGATATTGAACGCGGAAACGATCTCTCTCGACTTCTTCCCATCTCTTTGGGTATGTTTGGCCATCCTGTCTACGAAAAGCTAGCTCAGCGAGACTTCATCGAACGAAAGCTGCTTCAGTATCAGCTTGTTGGATACGATCAAATGGGCCGTGGTGACATGGTTCTTATGATTGACGAATCAGGAAGTATGAGCAACTCAGCGTTCGGAGGCGACAGCCTTCATGATTGGGCGCGGGCGATAGCTATCTCTGCAATCTCAATAGCTAAGCGAGAAAATCGTCGGGTTACGATTATCGGGTTTACTACTGAGCCGAGATATGTTGCTCATTTTGATCGTAAGGGCAGCGCCACATGGAATGATGAGCCGATTGATCCGCTTTCCTGTATCGTTAAGATATTGGAAATGAATTGTAGCGGAGGGACTAAGTTTGATCCTGTTCTGAAGTTTGGTTTAGGCCATATTGCAGAGGGAAGATCGGATTTAATCTTCATTACTGATGGTGAGGCAACAGCTTCACAGACCACGCTAGACATTCTCAGAAGTAAGTCTGAGCTAGGTGTCTACGGTATCCAGATAGGGGGCAGCGGCCACATCAAAGGCGTGCTCAAGGAGGTGTGTACGTCGGTTGTTAATCTAGATACTAATAGGCCAATAGCGGAGGCAATAGGATCTGTCTTCAGCTAAGCAGAAACACTTAATTCACCTAAGCATGTGACTAAACTGCTTGTCCCTTTGGACTTTTATCGCGCTTTACAACAGGAGTAATAATGTCAGAAGTATCAGAAAAATCAAAACTTGCAGCAAAGCATCATCGTAACCGTTGCTTGCCGCCACGCGAGGCGGGGACTGTATCTCATGGAACGCTCAGAATACAAGATCTGACTCGGTGTTTTATGGATTACATCCATAAGTATAATTACGATGCGTGGGCAATCATTATCCATGACATCAAGCTCAGTTGGGAGACCTTTAATCAGGACTACGCTTTCTCAGAAATGATGTGTGATGTTATGGGCTTAGACGGCTATCGTATGGGTCTAAGTCTAGTTGATGATGATCTTTGGTGGGATACTGACGACGCATCCACCATCTTGAATGAAGACATCTGGCAAGCGATGGATGATATTGCGCCTCCAGGCACCTCATTTGGTGCCCACGAAGGCGACGGATCTGATTTTGGATTCTGGCCTAATGAAGACTCAGAGTCTAATCCAAAGGAAATGGCCCACTTCTTTATTGGTGGTGAGCACTGCTTCATCTATCTCTGCGAAGGAGAGGACGGGGCTTACTACGACATCTATATGGGCAAGACTCATATAAACTTCGGCAATCCGTGGTTCTGCGACGGATGCGGAGTCCCAACTATAGAGGAAATCCGTGAGGCGGTTGACCTCATGGCTAGCAAGTCGCAACGTCTTGAGCCCAAAGATGAAAATGAGTGATAGGAGATAGAATGCCAGACAAATTACCAACTAATCCGTTGCTTTCAGCTAATCGCTTACAAGATGAATTGCGCGAAGGGGCTCTTTTTTATCTCCTATTCGGAAGAAACGGAGCAGGCAAAACCGATATAGCTCATGCAATAGTAGATAACTTAGGCGAAGCGAAGGCTTATCTGGACAAGCCTGAGAACGGCCTCCATCCCACATCACAGGCCAAACTCATGGAATCTTTATGGCACAAGGGAAGGAAAAGCAGAGAGCCTATTCTCATCGAGACACATTCAGAGCATATGCTAGAGATGCTACTGAATCTGATGGAGGTGGAGGAAGACACTGATAAGTTAGTAGTAATCTACTATGTGTGGCGTGATCGGGAAGACATCACTAGAATCCGAAGGGTTGAAACCAAGAACGGTCAGCTACTTGATCCTATCAATACTGACTTTTCAGATAATCCTACACTCTCTATCATATGAGATACATCTACCAAATTACACGAAAACTATTATCCTGCGATAATGTCGTTCGGAGAAAGCATTATGAGTGGACTTAAAAGCATTACATATCTGGATCTTTTAGGTATTCTTAACAGTCTTACCAAAGAGCAATTATCGGTTACGGTTACGGTATCTACTGGAGGAGATCAGTTTATTCCGGTAAATTGTGTAGACATTACAACGGAGGATGATGTCTTAGACGCCAATCATCCCGTACTTGTGATTAATCGTGTACGTGAGGAATTGCCGGTCTTAGGGCAGCTTAATTATGGCTCATCTGGCATTGGAAAATCTTCTGGTCCTATTGTTCCTGTAAAAAGTAAACCAATCACACCGAGTGATTTTTTGCGAATAAACGGCGGCTATCCAGACGATTTTACTGATGAAGATAGAACGTCAGAAAACATCTATTGGAAAGATGCAATCAAGTCTCAGCACCCCATTACAAGAAAGGCAGAGGGCTCATTCTGGATGTGTGGTGGAAAAGTCGTCTTCTGGCATGGTCAGGAATCTGATGAGGCTAATCGAATTCTCTTAAAGCTTGAGAAGACTCCTTGATCAACTAAATCTAGCGGCTTCTAGCCGTAATCAATTCACAACAACACAACAACACAACACAGGATACCTCATGTCCACAATCGAATATCATACAGCGCAGCAATCCCTTGCCCGATTTCTTTCGGGTTTAACTCACCACGCTAACCCCGACACCGTATCAGAGATGCTACCAATCGTGAATCAATATCTGCCGTGCGGTAGTGGGTTTGACAATGGTACATCTTTTGATGTTGAGAAGAGCAGCCCTAATAAGCTAATCTTCAATACCTCTTTTCATCACATGTCCGAACATGGTTATTATACTCGATGGACTGATCACAAGGTCACAGTTACCCCATCGTTTTGGGGCTTCAATGTAAAGGTTAGCGGGGTAAATTATAATCAGATCAAGGACTACATTGCAGAATGTTTTGATTATTGTTTATCTCAGTTAACGGGTAATAATCTTATCAAGCAATACGTTGAGATCTCTCGCGCGAACTGCGCATAAATCAACACAGCAACAACAACACAACAACATCATTAACAACAGGGAGTCTGCCATGTTCAGTGCAGCTAATGGAGTAGCTGAGTTTCAATTTATTGTACTCATGCTTGTCATCCTATTTATTATTATCGGGTTTCAAAACCCTTCATCAGAAAAGGAGCTATCATGAGTTTGGTACTAAGTAACATAAGTAATATCTGCGTTGGAAGTCAAACGGACTACGCTAATGGTCGTCTTATTTTCAAGTGGTTCTCATTAGATGAGCTAGATGACGCTAAGAAATTTGCATCTAAATTTGATGAAGCTTATCTGGCTGATATTGAAGGTCCAATTGCAGCAATCCAACAATACCTTGGAGAGCATCTTATGTGGGACGTGATCGAAAAGGTTGGGGGACTTTTGGAGGAGCACGGAGATCTGCTTGTAGCACTTCTTTCAGTCAAGTCTCTAAATGACATCGACTTAGACGACATCGAAGAGAATGGTGTTGATGCAATCTCTTACGAAAACGCTGAGAAGTATGGTGAAGAGATAGTTGGTGATCGAATCCCCGGTGATCTTGATTGGTACTTTGACTTTAAGGCTTACGGTGAGGCGGCCTTAGCTGACGAGTCTCATACAACACATGAAGGGCGCCTGTACGTCTTTTACTAATCATAACAGTCACGAGGGAAGCAGTAAGACTCATGAACTCATCAATGAGATATAATCTATTGTCGGGTGTCGCTTACAGATACCCGATAACTAGCAGAGCACTAATAATGAACCGCCGCATATTGACCGCTCTGAGGGATATAGACCAGCTAGGCAATCTCACCCACTGGGAGCCTCTGAAACGGCTCACAGTGGATCTATTTGCCCAGAAAGCGTGCCCAAGCGAGGCGCTATCCTGTCTTAATGAGTGGCTTGAGCGCTGGTGGCTGATGCATCCTGCAATCCGTCAGTTCTACGTTGATGAGTTGAATGAGTTTCCAGACAGCAGACTAATCCAAAATTCTCTGGATTGGTTACTTTTAACAGACAAAACAGATATGAAGTTAAAGTCAAAGTTGGCTTTGAAACTTAATAAAAGATGGAAGAGACGCTATCGAAATGAAGTGACTTTGGACTTGTTGCCGGAGGGAGATAGCGGTATAATGTAACCACACATCGTTAACAGGAAGTGTAATCATGACAGAATGGGAAGTGATAATCCGGTATATGCCGCTTATCCATAAGCTAGCTAGAAAGTATGCTCTCGTGCATTTAGACTTTGCCGAAGAGTTGATCGTAGACCTCGCAGAAAATCTAAACAAATATGATGAATCTAGAGCAGGGATTGCTACATTTATCTATTGGAGATCTCGCGGTGTTCGTCGTAATTTATTATATCCGCCTAACCGAGTTTTCTTATCGGATGAGGTGATTGAGGTAGAGGATACGAGTTCGGTATCTATAATTGAGAATAAAGCTGTATGTGCTCAGGTGTTAGCTGAGTGCAATGATATTGAGAGAGAAGCCATGTTGTCGATGATGGCTGATTTTGATGAGCGTCAGCTATTTGAAGTGCTGAACACAAATCGTAAGACTAGAAACAAGAGGATCGAGCGGTTCAGGACTCGGTACAGAAGAGGGAAGGAGATCAGTAATGGGTCAAAATAATTTAGATGAAATTACTTTAGATGAGAGTGCGGTTCATTATACTTGGATTTGCATGATGGATGGTGCAGTGAAGAGTATCATCCCTGGTCGAGATGGTTGGGAGAGCAAGCGAAAGATCCGATCTTATGTAAGCAAGGAGCACCAATCAATCGTGCAGTGGCTTGCAGGGTTCTATAAGGTCAGCCTCACACGTATCCGTCGAATTGTAGGCGGGTGCAAGTCTCATCAAGACGAAGCGTCGGCCCGGTGGGTGAGCTAATGAGTCCTAAAGAAATAATACTATTAAGTCTTAGTCCGCACATCTGTACTGATTATTCATGTGGCCAGGACCGACGCCCGTCCAATCATATTGGTTGCATGGAGTTATCTTCAGACGTATTCATTGAGGCGACACAGGCAACATCAAAGCGGGAAAATGGTGAGCCCATGGCACCGGATTGACAATATCATTGGGTGACTTGGGCTAAGTCATGGGGCATGAGTGAATGGAGATTTGAGGATTTATGCTATCGGTATGATACGCAAGAGGCTTCAGACGATAGTACAGATGATGAATCAATACAGATAACGCTAATTAAATTCCTGGGGGAGAGTGATGAGTAATTCTAGTTATGTTGAGTTAGTAGGTGCGGCGCCTACTCCTGTTTTTACAATTCCTAAGAATTGTTTACCTCGAAATTCTATTTTTAATAAATTGCGCAGTGAGTGGAAGAAAGCAGCGCCGGGTAGACGCAGCAAAGATCTGGCTGATTTATTGGATGTCAAGCAGCAGGCGATTAGTCAATGGTGTACGGGAAGTGATAATCGTGAGCCACCTTGGTGGGCTATTATGCGCTTATGTCATGAGACAGATCATTACCTTGAGATTTTTCCTCACTGTGTACGCATTCAAAAGATCAAGAAAGATGATGGTGTTGTCCGATGACTGAGCATCAATGGGTATCAAGGTCATCTAAATGTTGTTACGAGGCGATCAAGTCTGATGCTGACACTAATGCTACTTACATGCAGTTTGCATCTAAGGCATATGCTAAGTTTTTGCATTGTTCTGATTTCAGTCGTCGCCAGTATGCCCAGCGTCATTTAGCTGATAAGCTGAAGGTTTTTATTATTCGTTCTACAGTTGAGTCATCGTCATTCGAGCAGTTCGACAATGTTGCTCAGAAGCTCATTCTTTCTTTACTCGAAGAGGTTAATTGGTATGAGGTCTCTGGTAAGATGTTGGTCGACTATGAGAGATCTCAAAACATATCGGTTAATCGAATCCTGTAATAAGTATTGGATTCGGTTATGCTTTCTGGTTTAGGGTATCTCATGTTGTTGTCTCAAGAGCCTAACAGGCTAGGAATAAAATCGCCTAACTGTAACAGTCCCCAGATCTCCGAGGTGTAGTGTGGCAGATCGGCGCTGTGGCGGTTGTGACGCATGCTGTGAGGCTTTACCGATCGATGCGGTGATGAGTGCTAGATATGAGCGCTGCGTCTATCAGAGGCGGCATTATAGGTGCTGCTCGATATATTCAGAGCGCCCTAAGTTCTGTAGGCAGTTCCAGTGCTCATGGTTACGAGGCGACTTTGCTATAAGGGATAGGCCGGACAAGATCGGCTGCGTTGTGACTAGAGATCACGGCCCAGCTGTTGGTGTATTTTCTTCATTCAGGGAGATTTACGACAGGAGTTTTGATCAGTCTCGCGTAACGAAGTTAATTCATAAGTGTAGGTCACGTAATTTAAATGTGGTTGTTGTCTATCGGAGTGGTGAGCGTAAGGCGTATGGTTCAGAGGAGTTCTTGGAGAGTCTAAGGGGATTGGTAGACAAGTCTACATTTGTGGCAGATTCTTATCCGAAGCATTTGTAATGGCGAAGAAGAAGGAAAAATCTAAGCGTCGATTTATTTATGTAGTGGAGTATAAAACGTCTCAGTACAGTGGTGAGATCGAGATATTTGAGGATGAGGGTGCTGCTGAGTCACGGGTTATAAATAAGGCAATCAAGTTTGTGATGGCTCCTAATCGTTCTTGTGATGACGAGTGGAGGATCATAGATTCATATCCTTTAACTAAGGGAAGGGGCAGTAAGAATGAATCCGGTGCTGACTAATGCGTATATTGTATTTAATTCTAATGAGAATGGTGGGGGTATATTTTATGATTGGGATAAGTTTGAGGAGTGGGCGTTAGGTTTAATGGGAGCCCTTGACGCGCATTCAGTTCTTGGTACTCGTTTTATGGAGTATCAGTGTCCGCCCCTCATAACTACGTTGATGTCAGCTACTCAGTTGCTTTCTAGTTACCATGTTGATCATGCAGCCACATTGAATACATTGAGGGATCGATTTGCTGAGGCTGTTTCTCTATCGACTATTGATTGTGGTGTACGTACTAAGCATGGAAAGAGTAAGCGCTGGAGAACTTCAACGCCTGCGAGCATCTATTTGACGGCGCTTTATGAGTCATGGGGAACGAATGCGTTTAGTCGTGCATTTGAGTTATGCGCTCAGAGTCTTCATCATTTTGAGGCCCCTAAGAAAACCTCTAGAGACTATGTTGAGCTAGCGGTTGGTTTGCTTTTAGCGCGAGACTTTGAGCGTTTTCTGTCACAATAATAAGTAGAGGAGATACTTATGAGAAAGAGACGTCCGCTTGATGATGGTATTTATGCGCTGCTGAATAGGATTATTAAGTCTAGCAGGGGATCTGTTGAGAGGCAGCAGCTACCTGTTCCGAGTTCTAATCATTTATTAGAGACGCCTAAGACTCAGCCGTCTTCCGCATCTAATTGTAATGTAGATTTAGATATAACCTCCGACTTCTTAATTAAATAGACGGTTTCTCACGGTTATTGAACAAACTATATTAAAAAAGTCCCCCCTAGTTTTGTTTTTTTCGGCGTTCGAATTGAAAAACCAGAGAAAATCCTAGATGGATATATATATATATGTATCCATTTATGTATTAGATATATTGGTTTGAATTCATCTGGCGTGTTGAGATCTGCACTTGGTCTTATTTCTCATCTAAAATAGAGTGTTTTGCGTTTTACGGCCCCTATACTTTCACGGTGTCGATAACGCCGCTCAAAGCGTCAATATGGCCATATAATCCATTCGAATACTATTCATCAATGCGACGGTTAAAGCTGAAGAATACTCTGGTTGTTGTGATGATGATTTATTTGAGTCATAACTGAACTATAATAAGCATGGTTTGCTGGTAATTGTCAGGCAATTACGGGTAGAGATTCCATCATATGCTTAATGTGGTGTGCTCGCTTTGATTGACGCTGAGCCTTCTGTCGCAATTTGTGATTGTCTTGCTGAGTATCTAGTAGCGATAGTGCTGGTGAGATCTCCATAAATTCAGCTATCACTAAAGGCGAGTCCATATAGTTTTATCTTAATTACAGACAGCCTGGGCAGAGCCGTGGGCCTTATCTAGTAGCGGCTGTGCTATCTTGCTTAGAATCCTCGCACAGTGCTAGCGGGGATTTGATTAAGATCTGATGGTAGTAATAGTAAGCGCTATAGCGCTAATATTATTTTATAGGAAGAAGCCATCCCGCGCCCTCAAAAAACGTGGAAGAAGCCATCCCGCGCCCTCACGCTCACAGGGAAAGGGCGATCTGGTCCAAGCAAAAAATAATCATGTCGAATAAAATACGATCTTCCTATAAGGATCTCACCCGGATAAGGCGATTCTCTGATATTCGGCGTTCGATCGTTAATCGGCTTAGAAACTAGCATCTCGACTGATCCTGAATTATCGGCGTTTGCCCGTGATTTGCAATCTGTGTTGCAGACCTCAGATCCACGTCTGAAACGTCTGATCCATTGACGGCGAAATCTGTAATCTAGGTGATCAGATCTATCGGAAATTGAACTCAGATCTATCCTAATCCTTAATCCTTAATCCTTAATCGTTAATCATTAATCGTTAATCATTAATCATTAATCCTTAATCATTAATCCTTAATCGTTAATCATTAATCGTTAATCGTTAATCGTTAATCGTTAATCATTAATCCTTAATCGTTAATCATTAATCGTTAATCGTTAATCGTTAATCGTTAATCATTAATCGTTAATCATCTATCTGAGAGAATTTATCTCAGCTACCACGGATTGTATAGGAATCTCAGACCGGATTGATCGAGATCTGAGCCAGATCATGTAATGTGCCAAGTAATCGAGGTTCTAACGTTACTATTCAGATGTCCCCCTGACTATCCCCTTAGAACGCCGAATATGGCTGAAAAAACGTCGTTTGCTCCGATCAGCTGATTCAAGTATCCGAGATCCGTTACCAACTTGTCAAGTAAATGTAAAGCTAGATAAGTCTGGGTTCCAAGGGTATAACTGGTGAGCGTTCCTAGTTGACTGATTGCTGATATTGACGGTTTACACGTTATATCTATATACGCGAGATCACGAGATAACCGGATTCGTGTATATTGTGGATGGTCAATGCAGTTTCGCATTGATCACAACACAACAAACGGAGGTCAGTCATGACCAAGAAAGCAATCAAGAAAGCAAACACGAACACCTCAGCCAAGTCGTCTGAGGCGCCCGCACCTGTCTCAGAGGAGAAGGTGAGCGCGTGGACTGAGGTGCATACATCATACATGGCTAGCGTTTCCCGAGATCGTTTCAAGGA